TCGGCATGATCGAGGATGAGCTTGAGCAGAAGGGCGACACTCAGCTCGAATCCATTGTCGACGATGAAGTCGGCAAGGTGCGCGATGACATGTACAACACCATGTACCAGTCACTCTTCGGTACTGGTGTCCTGACCCAGTCCAGCACCCAGCTCAAAACCCTCACGTCCTTCGGCGACATGCTCCGTTCAGGGGTTGCCTCGGGAACGATGGACACCTATGAGGGTATCGACCGGTCCGGGGTATTCTCGGATGATCCCGCCGACAGTCAGGGTCCATGGACGACCAACCAGTGGTGGATGCCGACCGTTGGCGCTGCAACTGGGACCACCGATCTCATCTGGGAACTCAAGCAGTGGATCAAACACGCCAAGGACCGCAACAAGGGCGTGAAGTTCAGCGTGATCTTCGCCAATGAGGACATGCTGAAAGTCCTCAACGACATGCAGCAGGCCAAGATGGCGATTCTCATGCCGTGGAAGCCGACCGACATGGACATCGTTTGGGGCGCCGAGTTTGCCATCAACGGGGTTCCCGTTGTTCAGGACGACAGTATCCCGGACAACACGTTCTGGGGCCTGGCGTTCAACACCTTCAAGCTCGCGGACATCATGCCCTTCCATCTTAGCCCGTGGGAAGCCCAACAGCACTACACCAAGATTTACTCGACCCTGCAGTGGGGTGGTCAGTTGATCAGTGATAACGTCGGTGGCAACGGCGTCTTCACGTATACGCCTGGCGCATAAGGGAGGCCAGCCATGGAATCCTATTTCCTCAAGTGCCCTATCGAACACCTGCAGTTTCCTCTTGACGCCGCGAACGCTGTGACGGGTCTGCTCATCAACCATTGTGTCGGAGATACACCTGCCCGTGTCAAGGTTCACTACTACATCGAGACGCAGGCAGGCGCCGGCACGTTGATCGACATCGGCTTCGGCGCAACGGCGAACGCACATCTCACGAACATCGTGGACGGTGCTTCGGCAGTCAGCGGAGCACAGGGCGGGCATGGCGAGACTATCGCCATCGTCTCGCAGATCGTTCCAGCGAACTACTTCATCACCGCCTTCAACGTGGCGACGAGCACTGCGACGATCGGTACTGGTATCGTCGGTTACATCGACCTCGAAATCGAGCGGTTCCCCGTCATCGTCGGCGATCAGTAGGGGGGTGAACGATGAAGCGCTACCTCTTAGACTTCCTCCAAGCCCAGAACGTTGAGGTCATCCTGACCACAGCGCAACTGCTTGCTCTCAAGGCAACGGCGGTTGAACTCATCCCGGCTCCTGCAGCGGGAAAGGCTATTATCCTGCTCGGTGGAACGGCCACGTACCGCAAGGGCACGACCGCTTTCACTGTTGGTAATACTGACGAGAACCTGGACATCGGCTACGACACTGCAACAACCAGTGTCGCCGTGGTCGAAACCACTGGTCTTCTCGACCAGGAAGCGAACAAGAGCGTCACGCTCGTGCCCGTCAAGGACATCGAGGTTCTTGCCGCGAAGTCGCTCAAGGCCAAGAACTTTGGCACTGGTGAGTGGACGGATGGCGGAACAAGTACGGTCAAACTCAACCTGACGTACGAGATCGTTACCCTGTAGGAAGATTGTGGGGGCTCCGGTCAAACCCTTTCCTGACTGACACCCCCACTTAGACAACAGCAATGGAGACGACATGGGCTGGATCACAAAGACCGACAGTTCGCTTCTTGAGCATACAAAAGCGGATACTGAACTCATAGAACGCGGACGTTCATCGTCCGCATTCAAGATTCGTACGGTCGCTGCAACAGCTTTGGCCGCCATTGTATGTGGCACAACCGCACTTGTTGAAGAAGTCAAGACAACTGCTTCCGCTTTCGTGGACGAAGTCAAGACAGATTCTTCCTTCGTGGTACGTTCGTTCTCTGATACTCCCCTTATGGAGCGATCGTCCTCCGATCCACGCATCTACACGAGTGCCGGTGAACTCATCTCTGCTCTCAACGGTTTCTTTGCTCTGCGTCTCATGTCACCTTTCCAGGTAAGGGGGTAACGATGGGAACAACTCTCCATAAAGACCTTACCGGTGCAGACCTCCACGTCGCTAAGCTCCATGCCGCCACGCACGTGGCGGCTGGAACTGACCCGCTAGTCCTGGCAGAAAGTCAGGTCACTGACCTCCTTGCCGATCTCGCTGACCTGGTCAGCAACTTAAGCGGCAAAGCTCCAACAGTCCATCTCCACGTCAAGACCGACATCACTGACTTCCCCATCCTTATACCCGGCACGGGTAATGGCGATGTTGTTGGTTCTCCATCCGTCACTCCTGGGCATCTTGCGATGTATGCTGATGAAACAGGAAAACTCATCGAGGACGGCGGAGCAATTCCGACCCTCTCTGGACTTGGGGCGGAAGCAGTTGCCAATAAGTCAACCAGTGTTCCAACCGATGCAGCCTCTGACGTAAGGTATCCTTCGGTTAAAGCGGTGAAGGATTATGCCGATGGATTGCTTGCTGGACTTCTAAGCTACCGTGGCGCGTACGACGCTTCTGGCAATGCCTATCCTGCGGCTGGCGGTTCTGGAACTGCCGGGGCCGTGATGAAGGGCGACATGTGGGCCATCTCGGTTGCCGGAGCGCTTGGTAGTGTAGCGATTCAAGTTGGCGACATGATTATTGCCAAGATCAACACTCCCGCACAGACCGCCGCGAACTGGAACACGCTCAACACCAACGTTTCCTATGTGCCAGAAGACCAGGCAAACAAAGAGAACACGACGCTCGACACCTCAACGGTCAAGTATCCGACGAACGCCCTCGTTAAGGCAGGGCTTGATGGGAAAGTAGCTACAGGAGATGCCCGTTTATCCGATGCACGAGTCGCCTCTGATGTTTCTGCTTGGGCAAAGGCGGGAGCCAAGCCGTCATATACCTACACTGAGGTTGGCGCTCCTTCTTCATCTGATTCTGGTCTTATACAAATGGAAATGGGTAAGGTTAATGGAAATGGTGTTGACTGGAATGCTGTAGTATGGGATACAAGTAAAAGATTAACCCTCTCTCAAATAGCAGTACCAAATTACTCAGGTCAAACCAATTATCCATTCAATGGTTATGGAACACTATTAACAATTGGGAGTGATGCAACGGCGTTCCCCCTTCAAATTGCAATTAGTGATAATGCAACTGCAGGGATAAAATACAGGTGTCAATACAACACAACGACTTTTTCAAATCCATGGATAACACTTTGGACATCTGCTAATTTTACTCCTCCAACATCCTTGCCCGCATCCGATGTCTCTGCATGGGCAAAGGCGGCAAGCAACGTCGCCATTCCGGGAGCATTGGGATGCAATGGAAAGACGGCACAGGCGGCGTATTATGGCGGTCCTGCACTGGCTGGCTTTATTACTGGGACGGTTGGAATGGACACTGCTTCCCATTTTCAGCTACTCATTAACTTGGTCTCCGCTATCAGGACGGCCCTTATAGCAAACGGCATCATGAGTTAAAGGGGGGGGTATATGACCAAAGAACAGATGCAAGAACGACTCACGAAGATTCAGAGTGATAGGCAGACGCTCGCCGTAAACATTGACCAAGCCGTGGTGAGGTTGCATCAGATGGATGGGAAGATTCAGTTGCTGGCTGAGTTGATTCAGGAAGAGAGTCCAAAGGCAGAATGAAGTTCAACGTCGCATCGTTGCTCGTCAGTGAAGATTGCAACCTTCGTTGCAAGTATTGCTTCGAGGAGAAGCGTCCTGGCCTCATGTCGCCCGAGGTCATGAAACGATCCCTTGAGTTCCTGTGTGAAGGTGCAATCGAGAACAACGAGCCGTCGTTCGGCGTCTCCCTCTTTGGCGGAGAACCAACATTGAATCCTGGCGTCTGTGCACAAGCACTTGATCAAGGTGTCTATCTCGGGCAGAAGTACGGCAAGCGGTTTGAGGCCAGTATGATTACCAACAGCGTGATCCTCCCATCGGTGCTTGCCGCAGCGATCCGCGAGAAGGGGGCTGCCGCACACTTCAATGTCCAGTTGTCGGTCGACGGACTAGCAGAGGACCAGGATGCACAGCGGGTCTTTGCTGACGGCTCCGGTTCGTTTGCTATAGTCCGCAAGACGATCGACCAGTGGCTTGATGTCATGCGTGATCGACCCGATGGACTCAGCCTGCATGGGTGTCTGACGCCGGCAACTGTTGGTCATCTGTACAACATCTGGCGATACTACCGGGACGAGGTTGGGATCAAGCGCCTGTGGTTCATCCCTATTCCTGAACTCATGTGGAAGCCCGAACACGTGAAGATGTACCATGAACAGGTCGGCCTCATCTACGAGGACATTCTGCGCAGGGTCCGGTCGGGCCACAGCACGGCAGAGGTAGATGCCTATGCGCCCTTGGACCGCTGTCTCCGCGAGTGGTCACGACCGGGGAAGGCGTGCAAGGCTGGCTATGGGTATGGCACCATTACTTCGACGGGCGACCTGTATCCATGCCATCAGATTTACTACAACGACCCCACACATGACACGCGTATGGGCGACATCTGGAAGGGGGTCGATCCTGACGTTGAACGCATCTTCAAGGAATCTGACCAGGCGGACCTCGGGTGCTCAGCAGACTGCGATGCAGTTCATTGCTACCGATGTCTTGCTGCGAACTGGGTCTATCATGGTTCGATGTTCAGTCAGATGCGTGGTCTCTACTGCCTGATGATGAGAAGCGATGCAGAGTACCAGAAGACGCTCAAAAAGGAGATAGCAACCATGGGGATCCTCAAAACAAATCAAGGAGAGAACGGACGGCCGTACAGTGGCGCTTATCAGCCAGGATACGATAGTGGAGAGGCATGCCAGTGCAATGTCAACCAACCTTCGCCAGCAGTCAACAACGCTGTACTGCCTGCTTCCGACACCATGAGTGCGTTGCAGCAGATCATGCAGCAGAACAACGACATTCTCTATGAACTGCGCCGCATGAACGAGAAGAAGTAACCCATGCCCTCCTGCACCTGCGTCTCCCGTGGCTCCTGCGACTGCCTGGTAAGAACTCCTCTTCCTATCGCGGGGGCCAGCCAAGCCTCGGTCAAGATCGTGGGAGGGATGGCTATTGCCAGTCCCAAGACGGTTGACGGCTTGCTGCAGTTGCCTGTCTGTACCTGCGACGTCCGTACTGCGGTCTGCGATTGCGATGCGAGAACTGGTGTAGCCGTCTGTGATTGTGACGCTCGTACTGCAGTCTGTGATTGCATTGGTAGAACCTCCGGCCCCGCGTGTTACTGTGACGCACGGACGGCGGTCTGTGATTGTGTGAGCAGAACACCAGTTGCAGTGTGTACTTGCAATGGCAGAACAGCGGTCTGTGACTGCGAGCTTAGGACCTTCGCAGTGCCCTGCAACTGCGACACGCGTACTGCGGTTTGTGACTGCCTGAGCAGAACAGCATCAAACTGTTACTGTCAAGGCCGTGATATGACCTCCAATCCCCGCTGTCAGTGCTATGTCAGAACGGGTGGTTGTGACTGCGAAGACAGAAGCCAAGCGTCTTCCGACTGTGTCTGTAACGGCAGAACGGCAACAGCCACTTGTACCTGCAATGGCCGCACAGCCGTCTGTGATTGCGTGTCGCGTACTGGTACTCAAACCACCTGCGTCTGCAACTTACGTACTGCTGTCTGTGATTGCCTGAGCAGATGGGGTACTGCGGTCTGCACATGTGACGCTCGTACTGCAGTCTGTGATTGCGTGGGTAGAACTGCCGATGCAACTTGCAACTGTGATGCTCGAACCGCCATCTGCGATTGCGTGGATCGGACGGGTGTTGCGGCCTGTACCTGTGACCTTGAAGTCACGCCAGGCGCCTGTCTGGAGGTCGTTGCCTAGCATGGAAACCTACGTGGTGCATGTGACCAACGACTGCAACTGCGCGTGCCTCTACTGTTACGAGCGGGGGAAGCATACCAAGGACAGCAACTTCACGGTCGAGGAGGTCGAGAAGTATGTACGACAGGTCATTGAGTCCACGTCAGAAACCGAGTTTGGCATTGAGTTCCTTGGCGGGGAACCGATGCTCAACTTCGAGGGGATCAGAGCCGCCGTTGCGCTGGCAGAGACGTACAAGAACAAGAGGATCTCCTACACCATCACCACCAATGGTACTGTGCTCCCAGACGGTTTTGCCAGCTGGCTGCGTGATCACGAACGTGTCCGGTGGGCCGCAAGCATGGACGGTACTAAGTGGTCCAACCAGTTGCGTACCTTCGCCGACTACCCGAACCAGAACACGCACGACCGGGTCATCAGCAACTTCCTATCACTCAGGGCATTCCTCGGGAGTGCCGGGCAACTGAGCATCCATATGGTCATGCACCTGTACAACGTCTACCTGTTGGCGGCGAGCGTCGAACACCTGTATGCGGTAGGCGTCCGTTCTCTTGGTGTCGGGACCATTGAAACGACGATGAAGATTGACGAACAGTATGAGAAACGGTTCGTGACAGAGATGGCAGCAGTCTCCGCGTTCGTCCGTTCTCACCCTGACCTGCGTGTTGACATCCTGGACTATCTGAAACCTGCGACCGACCAGCGCACCTACGTCTATGACGAACAAGGAAAGTGGATCGGTGAAACCTATGGCCGGGCGCAGGACGACCTGACACACCATGTTAATGATGTGAAGTCGGTCGTTGTTGATTCTCCGATAGGCGACAGGATTCAACGGTTGCGCTCCCGGGTCTATGAAGCGCATCAACAGAGTGTCGAACGAACCGTGAGGCGTGGAGGCTGATGATGGGCGACGATGACGAGAAGTTCATACACAACGCAGAACTGGTAGAGGCGAACGCGAATGCTATCGCGACGTTCCGACAGGACATGAAAGTTTCTGAGGACAAACGGGAATCAAAGTTGAATGGGATGACCGTCATTCTTGACCATGTCGTCAAGGTTCTGGACCAGATAACGTTTCGGATGGATACACCGCAACTTGGAATTAGTGATAGGCTCAACGGACTTGATGAAGATGCTAAGGCGACAGCAAAACTATTGGGCGAAGTTCAGGCCGTTCTTGGTCCGTTGGTTGAGCGTTCTCTACAAACGCGAAAGTATATGGACTGGATTATTGGTGGTATTGTTGTCTACATTCTGACACGATTGCTGCCATACCTCGGGCAGTTGCTACAAAAGGAATAATATGAGGAGAATGAAGGGTCTCGATTATTCATCCGGTCGTCCCAACCTGAGGGAGGTCAAGGACGAAGGCTTTTTATTTGTGGCTCGCTATCTGTTCCCTCCTACGAAAGGCATAACAAAAGTTGAAGCCACGGCAATCAGGGCGGCTGGACTTGGACTCGTCGTCATCTATGAATCATATGCAGGCCGTGCGCTTGAAGGACAGATAGCTGGTGTTGCAGACGGCAAGATGGCTCTCGCGTTTGCTCACTCTATCGGATTCCCTGATACCCGACCCCTCTACTTTGCCGTAGACTTCGCTGGCACGGCGGCACAACAGCCTGCGATTGACGCCTACCTGCGAGGAGCCGCTTCCGTGATAGGTGCTGCGAGGGTCGGAGTATATGGCTCATACTATGTGGTGGAGCGGTGCTTTGCGAACAAGTCGGCACAGTGGTTCTGGCAGACGCGGGGGTGGAGCAGCGGCAAAGAATCCACTCATACGCATTTCTACCAGTACCTCAACGGTCAGACCATCGGAGGGGCAACGGTAGATCTGAACGAGAGCAAGCAAGACGATTTCGGAGCTTGGGAGGTTGAAGTGACTACACCAAAGCCAGTTGTAACGAAGCCAGTTGTGGCGAAACCCAACGAGGCGATGCAGGAAGCAATCGCCAAAGGATTCATTGATGCCGGCACAAGTCCGACAAAAACGGTCGATGTCAATTTTCTTGCTTGGACGCTCAAGCGGGCCAAGGGTAAATTAGGTTAGGAGATGCTTATGACACAGTTTCTGATCCTATTCATCTTTGCCATATTGGTTGAAGCGCTTGTCAGTATGACTCTCGGCGATGCACCCGTTCCCGGATGGGTCAAGAAGGTAGCATCCATCGTCCTTGGTGTGGGCGTCTGCATCGTGTACAAAGTCGGACTCATTGCCCTACTTGGTGTTGAAGGCGGGATACCTATGGTCGACTATGTAGCCACGGGCATCATCATCTCCCGTGGCAGCAACTTCTTAAGCGACCTATTAACTCGCATCAAAGGGAGCAACGTCACAACGACGCAGACTACTACACCCGTTGTCCCTGGCACATCGACGAAGACCGAGATTACTACCGAGACGACGCCGACCGTTCCACTTTTATAGGAGGGATCAATGATTATCAAGAAGAAGACAGTAACAAAGCCTGTTGTGAAGAAGATCGAGCCGAAGCCGGTGGAGAAGAAGATTACTCCGAAGCCCGTTGCCACACCCAAGGCAGAGAACGAGCACGAACACTTCTAGTGACTTTTGATGCTGACCGCAGGCTTCGGCTTGCGGTGAACACCAACATGGGGAGATGAATATATGAAACTCGGAGAACGAATGTCTGATGAATTGAAGGCAAAGATTTCTGTAGCAGAGAACTGTCCTGAGGTCAAAGCAAAAAAGTCTGCTGCGAATAAAAGAAGAATCTCTCCGAACAAAGGTGTTCCTATGTCAGCAGAACAGAAGGCAAAACTAACTGGGCTTAAGAGAACACCAGAAACGTGTGCGAAAATATCCGCTGCACGCATGGGTATCAAGATGTCACCTGAGACATGTGAGAAAATACGTGCTGCTGAATACAAAGGCGGGAAAAGAGCATCTAGGGCAAAACGCCGTGTTCTTGGTTTTCGTCCATTGAATACTCCTTTCGTTAATTGCGAGGGTCATCATCTGGATAATGAATGGGTAGTATATATCCCGAAGCCGTTGCACAAAAGTGTCGGTAACGGCCACAACATCTGGACTGGCAAGAACATGACGAAGATCAACACGCTTACGGCTCAATGGTGGATGGCACAGGTCATGAGGACTGGACACACCTTATCAGTAGGAGGTTGATGTGAACTGGACACTGTTGCAAGCGAAGGCAAAAATAAAGATGCTGTTGCGCCCACTGAATGCGTCCTACTATCAAGACGAAGCTGGCACGGATCAGCCCTTGGCCGATTTATTGAACGAGGGAATCGCTGACCTTTGCTCGACGAAGGCTCCCTACATGCTATGGAGCAATGCTGATGCACCATGTACCAATCTGAAACTCTTGATGCTCCAAGAGGGCATGCTTTCGATCAAGCGCGTTGAATATATGAGAACGGCAACCGACGTATCTCCAAGAGTTCTGCGGAGGCCGGAAGACTACGACATCCACGAGACGTACTTGGAGTTCACAGAAGCGCAGACTGGGATCATCCAGATCCTGGCGACAAGGAGACCGTCGCTTCTTGTTGAGGACACGGACCTTATGCCGTTTGGCTCGCCGTTCCAGTTGGCTGTTGTGTACTATGCCTGTGGCGCTCTCGCGTTAGCCGGGGGCGGGGCTGGCGTTACGCTTTCTTCTCAGTACATGGCAATGTTCCAAAGGCTAAAAAATGTGTGGGAACAGCAGACCATGAACGAATCTACGAGCCTTCGTGGGCAGGACAATAATCCAGCAAATAGGGACTTTGATTTGATGGACATCCACGACATTCCTCGTGGGAGGATCGAGCTGTGAGTATCGCCCTCGATCAGTCGGGTTCTGGACTCTACCAGATCGTTACTGGTAGGTTTAAGGGTCTGTTCAATGCGGACCCTGCCACGGCCATTCCTGACGAGTATCTTGCCGACATGAGGAACTTACGGTGTACAGACTTTGGCGTCCTCAAGTCCGTTCCTGTTCCTGTCGAGTATCCTGCCACGCTGCCGGAGCCTCGCACGTTTATCCACTCCATCTCCCAACCACTGTTGCTCTACATCGGCATGGGTGGGTACTGTTACGGTCAGGTAGGTGAGGTCGGTGAAGGAATCCAGGCAGTCACTTCTGATGCGGTAGGCGGTCATCTGCTCGCAGTAAAGACATTGAGGTTGTTCACGACGTTTAACGGTGGTGTGTCTTGGACTGAGCGCAGACCAGCGGGTGATGTCGACTTGGACTGGTGGGCACTTGCTTCGGATGCAGATGGGAGTCATCTGATTGCGGGAGTGAACGGAGGACGGCTCTACACGTCAGTAGACAGTGGTGCTACGTGGACCGAACGCAGGCCTGCAGGCGACAACGATCTATTCTGGTGGACTGTTGCATCTGATGCTGACGGCAGTAACCTTATCGCAGCCGCTGATTATGATAGAATCTATGTCTCTGCTGATTTTGGCGTGACATGGACAGAAAAGAGACCAGCAGGCGATGCAGACAAATACTGGTGGTCCGTCATCATGGACGCAGATGGCAGTAACCTCATTGCTGCTGCCAACCCAGGGAGACTCTATACGTCGGCCAATGGCGGAACGACGTGGACAGAGAGGAAACCAGCAGGAGACGCAGACAAAGATTGGTGGGCTGCCGCGTCAGACGCAGATGGCAGTTTCCTGATTGCCGCAATCAACCCTGGAAGGTTGTATACCTCTGCTGATTCCGGTGCGACATGGACTGAACGAAAGCCTGCAGGAGACGCAGACAAGAACTGGCAGGCAGTTGCATCTGATGCCGATGGTTCCAACCTCATTGCAGAAACGTATGCCGGGGTTCTCTATGCCTCTGATGATAGCGGTGTGACGTGGGCGGAGACTGTGGCACAAGGAACTGCGAAACTCTTTGATGGGTATGACGCATTACAGGGGTTCAAGTTCGCGCGGTACGTCGGCAAGTGGTACACCTTCACCCATGATCTGGGGTTGTATCAAGGGATCGATGGAACGAACATCAGCCTGCTCAACGACGCTTACGGGATAGCAGGCAACCGCGAGTGCAACGCAATGTGTACCTATGAAGCACGGCTCTGGCTTGCCTTCGGGAACATCCTTCGTGGCTCGGGCAAGGCGAGTGATCCTGAATCAGTTGATGCGGTCAATGGCAACCGTCAGATATGGGGAGCATGGACTGGGACAAACTCGCAGATCGAGATTCAGTTCACCGACGACCTGGCAATAACCCATCTATTCAACATGGCGAACGGCCTCTACATCTTCACGAATGACCACGTCTATACGCTCGCTCAGTTCTGGGGCGGCACGGTCAACACCTTGTACCAGGGCCGCAATCTGCCTTCTCCCGCTGTGCGCGGGTTCCCCTTGTGTGTCGGCAATGCGATCTACTATGCACGGGACAACGCACTCTACCAGTTTGTGACAGAGCCGGCCATCATCAGCGGCGCTCTAGCATTGGACATCAAGGCTTATTATGTTGCAGACTACGATCACCGTCTCTGGTTCCTCGTGTCGAGTGAGGGGACACCCGTTGGGAGAGAGGTCAACTACCTCTACGCTCTCAACAAGACGACTGGTGCATGGGAGAAGTACGACATCCAGCTCACGGCGTATGACGCGACCACGGAACTGTATGACACGCTGACTGCGATGGTCGAGGGTCCACGGACAGGCGCTGCGGGCAACGACGACCTCATGTTGGGAACATCGCTCGGACATATTATCCGGTGGCAGTCGGACCAGGTAGAGACGAACTCGCTTCCCTGGACCATTCTCACCAAGGCGTTCTCTCCCAGCTTTGATCAGCCACATACTCCCGTCAAGTTCCGGATAGACTATCGGACAGTAACAACGCTCGATGATGCAACGTCTGACGTCATGGTCACGGTGTATATCGACGGCGAGAGTGTTCCAACAACAATTCGCTTCGATATGGCAGAAGGTGGCGGTGGCATGTTCAAGCACAGGGAGTTCGATATTCCGAGCAATAAAACAGCAAACACCGTACAGTTCAAGCTCGAGGGAACGGGTAGGGCCGAAATCTTGTCTGTCGGCTACTCACTCAGCGTGGTTTCTGTCGGAGATATAAACCCATGAGTACAAACCCGGTCATCGCAGGCAACCAGAACCCGCTTGCTCCCGATACCCTTGGCCTTCCTGTGGTCAACGTTCCAGGAATGCAGTTACCGACGACATCAGAGATCATCAATAACATTCCGCAGAGTGGGATAGCGAAGCCGGGGCACTTTGCACAACTGATTGTGGATGGACCCTCTGTGTTCAATGGTGCCGTCTACTTCGGCGCATCACAGCATGCAGCATGGTTTGACTGCTCGCCGGCAACGGTCGATCCAACGGTTGTTCTCGACTTCGCCGGTGGACCGCAACAGTATCTCTTTCTCACACGTAACACAGTTGTCTGGCTACCGACGACCGACCAGCAAGAAGGTATGTTCTTCGTCCTCGTAGAGCAGGCGCTAAGCGGTCCATGGCTGCTCACATGGAAAGCGAACAATCCGACAGTGGATGGGAGTGCTGTGGTCTACTGGCCTGGTGGGACAGAACCAACGATGACCGCGACAGCAGGCGCCGTTGATCTCTATACCTTTACGTGGTGTCAAAATCTGAATGGGGGCACTGGCGCCTTCATTGGCACGGTGACACAGGGCTTGATGATACCAGCATGATAAGTATAATAGACAGGGAGGCCGACAATGGCGACTAACCAACCGAGTCAAGACGAGTTGTTCGTGACAAACCTGCTCAAGAGCTACAAGCTCGAGTTTGCCAATGCCGCTACTCCTGTCGAGAAACAGCAGGCGGGCCAGAAGGCAGATCAGTTACGCGCTAATGCAAAACTCCAGGGGATCACTCTTGATGATGCTGTCTGGGGCCAGAACGTACCACTTGCTTCTACTCCTGGTGGCAACAACATTAACTGGAACCTCTTGTCGACGGTCGGCAAGCAGTGGTCTGCCACGAATCCCATAGATGATGTTTCTCGCTGGAAGCAGCAGGTCGGTACCGGCCTCACGCAGAACCTCGCCGGGTATCAGGCGCAATATGCTTCTGCGGCTGAGCAGTCTGCCTATGGCGCTGCTGCTGGTCTGGCTGGAACTCCTGCTGTTACTGGCAGTGCTGTCGGCGCACCTGTTGTTGCTCCACAGGCAGTTGCTGCTGCACCTGTTGTTCAACAGCCAGTCAATCTGACGCCACCCGGGTATGCGAACCCAGAAGCATTTCAATCCATGCTCAGTTCCCTGGGTCTTGGACAGTTTCTACCTGTAAAACTAGGACGATAGGGGGATGTGATGGCACAACAAGCATGGGAGCTCGCCCTTCAAAATTACAAAACTGATCCTGCTGCAGCCTCCGCCGAGATTGCCAGAGCACAGAGCGTCTATACTGCACAGAAAGCTGCGGGCAATACCGCAGGAGCAGATGCCGCACATACCTGGGCTAACCAGATCCGTGCTGCCACAGGAACATCCTCTCAGTATAACAGTGTGACCGGCGCTGCGATTCAAACAGCAGGCCAGCCGGTTACCGTTCCTACCGTTCCTACCGTTCCTACTGCCCCGGCTCCCACGCCAATGCCTGTTTACACGGCCGCACCTGTTCAGCCGACCGTCGTTCAGCCGTATGTGCAACCAGCACCCGTCGCACCGACCGGACCGGCCGTAGCAGCAAACCAGGTGGCACAGACCGCATACTACCAGGCGGCGAACGCACTGGCCAATGACTCAACCATGATGAAAGCGTTCCTGGCGGAGAACCCGTGGGCGAATCCCGACAACAACCAGTGGGATCAGTCAACCGGTGCCGCCTTCTCGAGCTGGTCCGATTCCTATGTCCAGCAAATCAGCGCACAGAGTATCCTCGATGGGGTCCGCTTTGATGCAACGAAAGAGCCATGGTGGCAGTCGTATGTTGATATGCTCACATCACGTGACGCTCTCACCAAGGCATCACTCAAGACGGCACTCGACCTCAAAGTCAACGCGACAAATGCGCAGATGGGTATGGCTACTGCAGAGTACAACTTTCAGGTCAGCGAGATCGACAACGCACTGAACCTGGCGAACTGGTCGACGAGGGAAGAGATGGCGACGGGCAACGTCTGGATAGCAGGTGCCCTGAACTGGGCCGTCTCACAGAATGAAGCAAAGGGTCTCAATGATAAGAGCCTGGCACGGGATCAGCGTGGTGCAACCATTGCCAAACTTGCCAACGACATTACGATCCTGACCTCGGACTACGCCAACCAGGGCACACTCATGGACGCAGCGACGATCGCGGAGATCGGTGCCAAGCGCGAATACTTCCTTTCGGGCAACATCGAGCAGTACAACACGGCTATGGCCCTGGTGAAGGCATTGCAGGGTGCAAGGGAAGCGATCAACATCTCCGCTCCTGGCACGGTGAAGGCTGGACAGTCAGCAGCAACAGCTGCAGTAAAGAATCAGAATATGCAGACTGCGGCATTCTTGGCAGGACTTGTCCAACAGGGCATCTACCTTACGCAGAACAACGATGGCACCTATGGCTACAAGACTGGATTGACCGCCGACCAGCAACTGGCGCTCAATACACAACTGTTCAACCAGTGGTATCAGACCCAGGGACTCAACTTCAATTATGCTCAACTTGCCAGTGATCAGACGCAGCAGCAGTTCACGAACTGGGCTTCATCTCAGGGACTCAATCTTGATGTGTCGAAGCAGAACTGGACACAGCTCGTTGAGACTGCAGGCATGAACGTCAACCAGCAGAATGTGGACATCGCTCAGCAGGGCGCGGACATCGCTCAGCAGGGCGCGAACTTGAACCAAGCGCAGTTCGATTGGAGCAAGTCGACGGATGCGGCTAACCTTGAGGGGCAGTACGGCATCAAGTTCAAGACAGATGCTAATGGCAAAGTCATCGGGACGACCCGCACTCTTACCCCAAGCGAGAAACTTGCGGTTCAGAACAGTGCCTATGACTACTGGTACAAGAAGCAGTCCATAGCACAGGGCTGGCAGCAGTTGACCGATGCCGCGAAACAAAACCAGTTCTCAAACTGGGCGACGACACAGGGGATTTCATTGGATTATGCTGGACTTGCTGAGACAGTGCGCAGCCACAAAGTCAGTGAGGCTATTGACTGGACGAATGCGGCTACGTCGGCACAGAACGCGAATACGGCAGCAGCGGGTGGTGCCACGAAAGCTCCGGTCTATGACCCATCCGATGACCGGGCACTCGTCGGCTCAGCGAACTTCATACCCTCCGGTGCTGGTTCTGCTCCTTATCTGCGCCTTGGAGCGTACTCCGGTGCGATGACGAGTACAGACCCTGCACTCAAGGATTTCTTCTATGGTGGAACAGCAGTCGTTACTCCCGCACAGAAGGATGCAAAAGGAAAAGTAACGACACCAGAGGTCACTCAGGCGTACACCGGACTCAGCGCAATGAACCAAACAGATGCAGCAGCCATCGTCCGGTTGATTCCCGATGATGTTCGAGCGGGTGAAGTGTGGGCCATGTACGCCGGTGCTCACAATCTTGGAGACGTTAAGGCCACCTTCAATGCCTATGCTGCTCAAAACGAACTGACGCCCGAACAGATCGCAAGTGGTCTAGGTTTCCTGACGCAAATCCGTGGCGGGCAGTAAACCATCGTGAGAATCCTTCCAGGACTAACTGCTCCTGCTGCAACAGTAAAGATCAAGAAGGGCACCTTTCCAGTATCGACGAGAATCCTGCCAACAGCAGGACCCGTCTTTACTCCTCTCAAGACACCTACACGGACCATTACGAATCCTATCCTCACTGGTCCGTTTATCTCAACGCAGGATCGGTCTGCTGCAGCCAAGAACGTCCTGACCTCAGTGACACAGAAGCCGGTGGTTGGTCCTCTTGTCTTGCCGAAGCCCTATGTGACACCGAAGCCAGTAGTCCAGAAGAACCTGACACCGTTGGTTACACCGAAACCGTCTGTTCCCTTCCAGAGACGGCCTCTCGTTACTCCCGTTGAACAGACACGTATGAAAGCGGCTGCTCCGATTACTTTCCCAGGGCGGCCCGCAGTAACACCAGTAGAACAGGCAAGGATGATGGTTATCTCCAATCCAGTAAAGTATGCCACCATCAAAGGAACCTTCCCCGAGGATTCTGCAGGTGTTGCTGTCTACAACCAGCGAGTAAGGGAAGCTGCGGCTCTTGCGGAATTAAACAACAAACAGAACCCGCAGAGAAAATGGTATCAGATCCCGACAGAAGCACAGTCACAGCAGGAACGTGCCCGACTAATTCAACAGAGAGAGACCTGGCTACCTGTTGGAAAAGATGTGGCAACAATATACCGTGCGGCAAGAGACAATTTTAGTGCGGCAACAGATTCCCTTACTGGGTTCAAGTCGAACATGCCAAAGGCTGCCGGATGGGCTAAGTGGGCGCCCGCTGGTACGAATCAGGATACGGAGAACGACAAGAACCTCCATTTCTTCTTTAACATTGGAGCGATTATTGGTACGGTTGAATCCGTCATACAGGCAATCAAAACCGCTGCATATATGGTAGAAACGGTCAAGACTGGGCATAAACTAGCCGCACCAATACAGAAAGAAGTGAATACGGGAGAGTTTACAAAATCATTCCAGCCATCTCTCACGGGATCAAATGAAGAAGCTGCGGCGGCATCCCATCGCTTGATAGGACCGACTATGACAGGCATGGTGGACGGAAAGGAAGTAGTTACTGCTGGTGCGTCTCCAATGTTTTCTCTCGACACCGCAGTTCAGGCATCGGGCACCGGGACTAACCTCTTATCTGGACAGACCTTTCGTGCCGAATGGATTTCTAGCTATGTAAAAGCGGGATATGGCGTCGAGGCGGATGCAAATGCCTACCTAGATGCTATGCGCCAATGGGTGAACTCTGGTCAGGGACAATGGCGAGCACTGACCTATCCCGAACAAGCCGTCATCAGTGCCATGCCTCAAGGAGAGGATGCGGTTCTTGGACTTATCGCCCATCAACAAGTCAATGCCGTTGCAATGGGTGTTGTTACACAGGAACAGGCGGTCACGATTTCGAGGATTCTACAGAATGCGGAGAGCGTCTATCAGCGCGTGGGAATGGATGCGTTCAACCCCAGCACCTTTACGATGGCAATCCATACTGCTGTACCAGGCATCGCCCAACTTGGAGCAGTTGTCCAACAGGGAATAACGGCGACACAGCAGAATCTTGCCGTTCCTGTTGGTCAGCCAGTCACCACAAAACAGACCGTTGCGCCCACGCCGGTGCGTACGGCAATTCCTGCACAGGCAACTGCGTCTACTGGTCGTATCTTGCCGCTACCACAGACGACTGCGACACAACCTGCCATTTCTAGCCCCGTAGCGCCAATCTCAACGAGACAGCTGCCTATTTCTACACCTACTGCGGCTACAACGCAACCAGTCGCGCAGACTACCGTCAGACCTGCTCCGTCTGCCACAACAGAACCATGGCAAATGACACCTGACGAACGACAGTCGAAGATCGCAGCCTTGCAGGTTCAGTACAAACGTGAACTTGCTACGCCCCTCATGTCTGAGGGTAATATCTCACCGATGCAGGTTGGACAGATGAGCAAGGATCAACTCACCCGTTTCCAACAGGACGGTCAGACAGCCATGGTGGTCAAGGCTCAAATCCAGGACCTTGAACACCCGGAACTTGCCAAGGTCCGCTTCGACCAGAATGTTGTTGCCAAGAATCAGGAACAGATCACCGCCTTGCAGTCGCGTCTTGGCGTCCTGCAGCAGTTTGGTCAACGGAAGAACGGCATGATGCGGCCAAGTTATCAGAAGGAGATCGACAAGGTACAGGCACAACTCGATACCTTGGTGGCACCAGTAACTGTACCTACTCCTGAGACCCCTCAAACTAGCCCCTCTGCTGCAATCTCAAACAAAGAGACGGGTGCAACTACCCCTATCGAGATTACAGCCTCACAGAACGCACAGGACACGAGGGCGGTGTGGCAGAAGACAGAAGATGAAGTTGTCGGGAAGAACCCACCGGTTAGGACCGACACTCGGAACTGGAACGTGGAAGAGTTTTATGCCGGAAAACCAGCGCCGACCAACATCAGCGACCCGTTCCTGCAGACAAAACAATATGAGTTTGCCGGGGCCGACAATACAAACGGTGATGGTTCTCTCCTTGTCGCACGCTACCTTAGCGAAGACGGGAAACCGATACAAGGTGAACTCGGGCAATGGAACCCTGTCGGAGAGTATCAACATGGGAACGTTGGCATTGATGAAGCGTATCGCAACAAAGGAGCAGGAACAGCCTTCGTAACATGGTTAATGAACACAGGTCGATGGTCGGGACCTTCTGTTGGGTATAGTCCTGAAGGTCTGGCGACTGTTAGAAAAGCATACAGCAACGTCGTTGAGGCTGCTCGGAGCGAAGGTAAACAAGTTCCTGTGGCACCAGTGAAGGAGCAAACCACTGTGACGCCGCCGCAGGAACAAGTACCTGCTGCAAAGCAACCGTGGGAGATGACCCTGGATGACATAGCGGCGACGGGAACTATCGCCTACGACACCAAGGCGAACCACTATATCTTCGTTCCTGGTGTTAGCAAGATTGCTCCAGACAGCAACGCACACTTCCAGGCCGTTCGGAAGGCAATCGCCGAGGGAATGGACGTTCCTCCTAATGTCCTTGCTGACTATCCTGACTTGAAGGCAACTGCACCTGCTGCGGTCACGCCAACCGTTACCACCGATCCATCGACCGGTCTTGGTACTCCCGAGGCATGGCAGACAGCAGACAAGACAGACAAGATCGTGGCAACCATCGACATGAACGGTCTGCTCTCGAACAGCAAGCAGTACGGTCCTGACTTTGGTCAGACTTTGCGGGTCATCGTTGCCGGTGCCATGCAGCAGGAAGGTATTCAGGGGTATGGACTGAACAAGATTGAAGTTGCCGCGCTGTTCCCTTCCCAGGAAGAAGCGGACGCGAAGATGGCGGCTGTTCAGAAGGTCATTGAAGAAACGGCGGTTAATGCAACGGTTGATGGCAAGACAACAACCCTGACAGGGTGGAGGCTCGATTATGGCACAGGAGACGACAAAGAATCAGCAGATGCAGCCCTTGCAGCAAGCAGGACAGACCTCGCACGATCTCGGTGGAACGTTCAGCCTGTCCGAAGTCCTGCGGGCGCTGCCACGCAACGCAAAAGTGACCCTTACGCCGCCAACCTCGCTGTCGGAATACGTCCAGAAGCATCTAGCCAACAGCAAATAGCAAAGAACAACGCGACGCCGTGGGTAGCCGAAGGGAGACAACCGACACCGCGTGAACTGCTGAACGGCGTTGTCGCCATGGGATATACTCTCGATGAGAGTAGTCGACAGATGTTCGATACTAAGGAACTGAACAGACTGCCGATGTTGCAGAAGTTGTTCCGCAAGTCTGGAACAAAGGTCATCGGTCTCGACGACCTTGCCAGTCGTCTGTTCTCTGAATATGGTATTGACCGTCCACAGGGAGACTTGCAAGACGACGATTGGCTGGCACAGCAGTTGGTGGCGGGCGCCTCGAAGGGTGCAGGCAACGCAACCAAGGACTTGTTTGGCGGAGAGATGCGCACGAGAGCAGTTGCACCAACAGAAGCAGCCGATACAGAACTGTTCGGCAAAGGACAGAAGGCTGCGTTTACGACTGCACAGAAGAACGCTGCTGAGCGTGGTCGTCATCTGCAAGGTCAGAACCAGCGAACGGAACAGGTACGTCAGGCACCAGTCGACGAAGGGATCCTTGCTGGTGAAGTTGCAGGATTACCTTTCGATGCACTGAACGGCAACCTCGGGACCAGTGCCAACGTAACTGGGGAACAGACTAACCAGCCGACAACTGCGGGGTACGAGATGAATGTCACCCCGCCCTCTGGCACCACTGCTCGCACGATCGCTGCTGAGAACATCCAGAAGGTTGTACTAGCAGTCAAGGACTATGTGACGACCCTTGCCAGTCATCCTGAGATGAAGGCGACCGACTACCATGCGAAGCTCCAAGAACGTCTGAAACAACTTGGTGTTCCTGCTGGACTGTTTACTCCTACGCAAATCCTTTCGATGTATCAGGCAAGCAAAGGTCCAAGTCGACTGTGGAACCTGACGAACAGGGTCCTGTTGAAGCTCAATGCCTACAACACGGCACAGACGTTGCTTGCCGAGGCACTGAACGATGTTCCGTCCTCTGTCCTCACGAACCCGCAGAAGAAGAGTTTGCAGGAAGGTACGCTCGACAATGCGGACTTCATGCGCAATCTCGACTTCATCGACCGGGAACTGACCAAGGCACAAGTGACTGCCGACCTGCGAGAAAAGTTCGACGACATGCTCGCTGCAGAGAAAGAGAAGGCGGCCATCCGACTTGCCAAGATGTCGCACCGCGTAGAGGCTGCAAAGATGCAGGCAGAACGGGATGCGGCGGCAAAGGACGCAGCACTCAAGGACAAGAATGCCCGCGACAAGGCCGTCTTGCAGATCAACCGTATGCTCAGTTCCGTGGCGAAGAACGTTCAGTCTGGTCATACCATCAAACTCGACTATGTTGACACGATCCGTTCCATCGTCTCAGGACTGACGAAAGATAACAAACTCATGGCCGATGCAGCACGCCAGATGACGACTGAACAACTGCAGCAACTCGCTGGGGCGATCAAGATGCAGGTAGCGGTTGGCAGAATCGTATACATGTCCGACCGAGCGCAGAGGGAACAAACGATCAATGACGCAGTTGCCCGCGTTTTACCGCACATTACACCGATGGCCGGGTATCTGACAAAGAAGCTGAACCATACAACATATGCGGCGGTTGTCTCCAGGTATGGTCGCTTTCGCAATGCAGCAGCCACGATGGGACAGGGTATCACTCCCGCCGAGACGATTCACCGGATGCTCGGGCTGCGGGAAATGTATATGGACTTCCTTGGCGGTCTCACCGACGCCCGGCAGTTGACAGACTCTTGGCGCCAGGAACGTCTCGACAAGGCAAAGGAACTTGGCATTGCAACAGACCTGCAGCAGCGGCGTATCGGCATCTGGCTCATCAACCAGACACCAGGCGGACGTAACCATATGATTGAGGGGAACAAATTGACGGAGCAGGACATTGACAGCATAGTCCTCACGCCAAAAGAACAGGAGTATGCTAGTTTTATGCGGGATCACTTCGACAAGAACTTCCCTGCGTTGCGCGACTATTTCCGTGACTTCTACAACATCGAGGTTACGCCGGTCGACGCCTATACGAGCCTGTTCAACAGTTCCGAGTTCGAGAGCGACTACGAAAAAGCCATGAAGAATCTCACCTTTCAGAATGCCGTCAGTGGACAGCGCAAGACGCCGAAGGTCGGGATGGCAATCAAACGAACTGGTGGGGACAATCCTGTTGAACTCAATATCTTCCGCATCGGGGACACCTACGACGATACCATGGGATATGCCATAGAGTTTGGCCCTCGCTTGTTGAAGTGGTGGGGTGTGGCAACGAACGAAGAAGTCATGAGCAAACTTGGCGATCTCGGCAACATCTACATCCGCAAGAACCTCGTCAACCTGACGTATCGTGGAGGACCTGGCGGACGCACAGCCGAGAGCGCTATGGACAAGGGTGCTGATTGGCTTCGGCGCAACCTGTCGCGTGGGCAAATCCTGCTACGTCCGACCTCAGCACTCCTGCAGGCTCTGCAAATCTCGAACGTCGCAGGCATCACCGGGCAGAACTTCGTCGTGAAGGCGGGTGCGTTGCTTGCATCCGACGAGAAGTACGGAGAGTGGGTCAAAGAGAACTTTCCACTACTCCGTGATTCCGTCCGCAACTACTTCAAGATTCTTGGACTGCCGGATGACAAACTTACCCAAAAGACCGGTGCGATGTTCCGGTGGTGCCATGATGCTGGACGGACGACGGGGGCACTGGCCAACTACATGTACGTTTGTCAACAGGCGGGGATCGCCGTCGATTGGGATCACCCGGACAAAGACCTGCTGCTGGAAGCAATGGTCATGGTCAACCAGGAGTTTGGTTCCGAGGATATTGTAAGTCTGCCTGCTGCTCTTGAAACTGGCTATGGGTTCGGTGATGACAAGAGTTTGGCTCGGCTGATCTTGCAGTTCCAGCAGGATACGCTCTCAAAGTTTGATGTTCTCAAGACGAGGATTCCTGGATTCAAGCACAAGGACGCGAGACGAGCAATACGCGCCCTGTTCTGGATGCTACTCATTGGCACCGGCCTCGTTGCCGGCGCACGGTATGGCTATCGAAAGACCTTGAAAGCAGCACTTGGCGCCAAACAACAGGCAAATGATACGTACCTTGCCGAGTACCTGAAAGACATTGCAGAGGCTGTGCCATTTGGCAACAGTATCCAGTCCATCTTCTCGTATGGCGATATTCCCGTACCCACTCTGGGTACCCTTGTCGACGCAGCAACTCAGGCGAAGAACCTGATAACCTACCAAGGTGGCTATGCGAAGTTGCGGGCAGGGATTCGCTTGGCTACCGACATTGGATCGACTCTTATCTCTGCTCCTGGCATCGGTACTATTGGACAAATCGCTGGTTATATGGTTCCCTCAGGGAATGGGGCAACTACATCGGCAGGAACAGCCAAGCCAGGAAAACCAACGAAGCCGACAGTATCGAAGCCACACAAATAACCGTTCTGCCCTTCCCGTCACGCCGGTTCCTTACACTGAGGAACCTGACGAATGGGTGGAAATATGAGGGGCTACTGAAAATGCAGCCCCTCTTAATCTGTGGGACTGTGCCGATGTTTTATCAACAGAGACAAGACAACAAGAGCAAGAGCGGCCACAACGGTCAACAAAAGGATTCTCGCAAAGAGTGCTCCATAATCGGCGCGAAAGAATGGTACATATGCCAGTGCATATGCCAGTGACTCTTTCGTAGGTTTCGCTGGGGAAGCTCGAAGGGGATTGGTGAGAAGACTGGGAGGATTAACCAACATAAAGAAAGCGATTACCAAGTACACAATGACAATGATGCGAACAGGAACCGACAGTCGTTTCATTGCTTTACCTCCTTATATCCGATATGGGATATAAGTATACCATCAACTTTATTTTTTGACATCAGCAAGCGGGCACCAGTCCGGTGCTTCAATGGCATTCAGTTCTGGTATCTGCCCTCGCGCAATGATAACTGGCGGGTCGAGTTTCCAGCAGATCATGTCACAGACGAGCGGTTCTTGCATCGCCGCTATGAGGCCGTGTTCGTGGCAGGTGATGCACTTCACTTGTCCACACTCAGTTCCATGCGGATGTGGCCCTTCTCGGCCCACACCTTCCTCGTAGCATTGAACCAGATCAGACTGTCATCAGCCCACACAATGCCATTGCCTGCGTCGAACACGGCCTTTTCGTAGTTGTCGTTGTCCGGGCGCGAGGTCTTGTGCTTCCCCCACAGCTTCTTGTTGGACGTCGCAATAGAGAGTGTTAAGTAAACTGAGCAACCTACGGTGATCGGCTCGTCACACTGCGACGCCATGAGCAGTTTCAGTTCGTCCTCGAAGTCTCTCGTCTTGGTCTGGGTATAGAAGTGACCGCTGCCTGTGCCGGCACGCTGCCAGCTTTGCGGATCAATGTCGAAGTCAAATACGGTCATCATAGATCTGCCTCCCCGCGTTTCCTACTGACGTTGTGTGGCACGTGCCCGACCTTCTTCTTGGGCTTTGCCACGACCTTCTTCTTGAACCCCTTGGGTGGCAGACTGAACCGCCGTGAGATTATTAGCGAGACCTGGTCGATAAAGCGTTCGCGCAGTTGATTCACGAGGTTCTTGGCGGTTGCCGTAGCCTCGTAGCCCTCACGGATTGCCTGGACGTAGGGAGCTTCGACGACGTGCAGCATCTCATGGACGATCGCCCATCGCTGTTCGTAGGGAGTCTTCTTCCAGAAACCATCACCAACACGGAGTTCAGCCCATACGGTCTGTGAACCGGTCCAGATTGCTGCCAATGGCTTTTCTTCCTCGAACTCTGGCAAGTCGGGAGCGTCGTGCGACATGTTGAAGAACCACTCCTGTAGTCCCATGCAGTCGGCGATGTACCGTGCGTACTTCCCGAGTTCATTCCACCGAGGGTCGTGGCTGCTGCGCTTCGGGACGGTGATGACTGGCTTCTTCATCTGAACGCCTCGATGACTTCGTAACTGAGGACGTTGCCCTTATCATCAAACTTGGCAACACCAATCTTGTTGTCATCCATATACTCGCGGATACGGATTGGGATTCCTTGCAGAGAACTGATACCGCTAAGAGCAGGATCAGGCATGTCTGTTCCACTTGCCTTCCCGAGTTTGTCGAGGGTCTTCTCGTTCATGCGGAGTTCCGTGTGATAGGGCAAGCGTGCTTTCAGCCGGGCCATGTCGTCAAAGAGTGCCAGACGTTGACCGTAACTCATGGACGTTCTGGTGCAAGGATGTCGCCAGGATTCAACTCTCTGTCCCGTATGAGGATGTCGTAGACCGCGTTCAGGACGGCCGTGTCACCCATCAACTCAAGAATCTTGTTGCCGGTGAACGCACACACCGCAACATCCTCACCTTCTGCCTTCTTGACATAGGCTCTGTACGGATTCCGTTCAGCCACAACGTAGATGTATTTCATCGCGTCTCCTCGCAAATAATCTCTTTGATATACTGCTTCAACGGACGCTCTTGCACTCCGATGACCTCAACGCCATTGCGCCAGATAGCCCACTTGGTAGCCTCTTCGGTACGAGCAGCTACCCGTTGGTTGAAGATGGCCTGCTGTACTGCTTTGATACCAACCTTAATTTCCTCTCTCATGACTCTACTTCCTTTATCGGGCAATTCTCCATTTGCTTTTCCCAGTTCTCAAACTCTATACAGGAATAATGCGGGGAGACATTCTCTCCATTTTCTTCGGCTTGCAAGATACATCCATCGCTTTCTACCCTATCCTTGAAGAGACAATGCAGGCAATGCGCTGGTTTCACGTCTAGCGTTATTCGATACTTCATGGTATCCTCCTCGGGATGTATAAGACTTCCACGCGGACATTGCGCCGCCTTCCCCAGTGGATTGCCTCATGAGCGCTCCACATGAAAATGTCCAGCTTGAGGCCATGAATAGCGCCGCCGCTGTCGATGACTGTGCACGGCTTGCCGCCGTTGTAGCCCGGGATGATGACCTGGCTGCCAAAGGGAAGGATAGACAGGTCTGCCGCCACTCCACCGACTCTCACTCGTTGTCCTGATGCTGTCCTAAGCGGATTGCCATCACATTCAGCCGCAGTCGGGCTGTAACACGAGATTTCCATGAACAATGTCTTGACAGGTTTTGACACCCTTGTCGTTACCTTCTTGATGGGAATGACTACGGCTGCCAGGCGACGATTGACACGGAGATTCACCCAGTCGTCGGCACTCGTCTGCTGAGGTTCCACGAGCATGATCAGCAGGGCAATAACGAGTGCAACGATGACGGCAAGAACCAGCGTCACGAGCATGACATGCAGGAGATCCTGCCAGCAGTAGTAGTTATCGCTGTGCCGCCATCTTCTCTCGTACTTGCCTTCTACCCACTTCATTTGCCAGACTCCTCATGTACACCGAGTCTCTCTTTAAGGATGGCATAAGCTCCCTCATGCGTGTCACACTCAAAAGGCTCTACCACTCTCTGAACAAAGTCATTACCCGCACAGTCTTCGGTATAATCCTTTGGGTCACCAAACCACCGCTTCAACTGCACTGTACCGTTCTGGTGAAGGTATCCCCACCACCAGACACCCTTGAAAGCACGTTCATCCATTCCGTTTCTCATGGCTTCACCATCCTTCGCAGCTGGTCGTTGTCGACCGTATACATGACAGGTTTGCCCTTGGCATCTTTGCTCTCGACGACAATGCCGCCTTCTCCACTGGCAGCAAACACCGTACCTTTCAACGTCCTGCGTTCCTTTGGATCCCACAGATTGATCTCGTCACCTTCGGTGAAGTCCGGGCGAGGAAACCCACCCTTCAACTGCTTGAACCACGCCTGCAGGAAGGTCATGGCTTCTCCTTTGTGGGCGCGAGGACGGAGGGGTCAAGTTCCTTCTTGTCTACGCCATACCATGTGTCATTCGGCGGTGGGTCACCGGTCAGCCACACCTGCGCTGTTTTCCGTATCCTCTCCCTCTCCTGTTCTGCCCCTTCTCGCCAGCCTTGTTTAAGGGCCGCATCGCATCGCTTGATACCTTCTTTGAGATACTCTGCGGTGTACTTTTGCAACCGCTCTTCTCCCTCTGCTCGGACGGCGGCGATGCGTTCGGCAAGCCTTGCGAACGAATCTGAAGTTACTCCCTCTGCCCAAAGGGTTCCATACAGATCCTCTCCAATCAGTTCTTCTTGTTCTTCCATCGTGCTCATCGCTTGCCTCCATGTACGTACTTGATTGCATCTTTGAGTGGCTTTGCCTGATTCCGCAGTGCCTTCTCCTGGCCACGCGCGAAGGCTATTCTCCACACATGCACGAATGTGTAGTAGATGCGCTGTCCCGCGAAGTAGCCACCATAGTCTTCAACGCGTTCAGTTGCCGTCTGCAGGATGGCACCCATCGTCTTCTGCTTGCGCTTCTTGTTGACTTTTAACATGTTGTGCTCCTTAGTTAAAAGGAAGGTCGCTTGACTCTTCCGGTGGCTTCCTGCGGCCACGGCCTGTCCGTTCTGGTAGAGCGATGTACTCCTTCGGGGATTCCCATGATTGCATGTCCTTCTGAAAGTTCAGAGCAAAGCGCAAGGTGTTACTACCACTTCTCTGTTTGGCAATGTTTACCACAATCAATGCAGTCGGGTCCTCGTCGGTGCCCCTGTTAGATGCAACATCATTCAAGAGAATTACATTGTCCGTATTGGCCTCAAGTGAGCCGCTGTCACGCAGATCATGCATGGTCAGGTCCCGGTCGTCCTTGAAGGCATCACGCGATACCTGCGATACTTCGATGATGTGGCAGTCAAGCATCCGTGCGGTGTTCTTGAGTTGAGCCGTGAACCAGGACAGGAACTGGTTGAAGTTCCCTTGGTTGCCATTGTCCGGTTGTACGGCCTGCAGGAAGTCGACTACGCATAACTTCACGTGATGAACGACACACTGCCGGCGTATCTCAGTCAGGATTGCGTTCGGGTTGTTTCCCACTTTGTCAAGGAACCACATCTTGAGAGGTGCCACGGTTTCTCGAGCTACCTTCTCGTACTCAAAAAGTTGCGCTGGTGTCAATTTCCGCTGGTTCATAGTCTTGTTTGCTGCTACACCCTCGATGGCGACGCACCTGTTGAAAAGTTCTGATTGGTTCATATCCCCCACGCAGATATAGGCCACCGCGAAGCCACGCTTGGCAGCCATGTACTCGATGTAGCCGGCAAGGGAGGACTTGCCAGTGCCCGGGAATCCTGCGATGATCGTGCAGGCCCCAGGCTTGAAGCCTCCAAGGTTCTCGTCCAGTTGGCTAATCCCGCACTTGGGCCAGTGCGCTGATGACTTCTCTTCGTCCTTCTGTTCGTTGATTGCTGCTTCTGCAACGTCTGCCAGTGTGATGTCCTGGGGCTGATCAATGGCGTCGAGAGCCTTGGCAAGATCACGCTGCAACTGGTCGCTATTGATGGCTGCATTGAATGCTTTCTCATAGGTATCACGTGCAATCTGCAGGATGTGCCGCTTGATGGCCAATTCTCGGACAGTTTGTGCGTAGAACTTGGCGTTCTCCATGGTTGGCACGTTGACGCATAGGCGCCGTAGATAGGCGATACCCCCAATGGAGTCCAGCTCATTTCGCTTCTTGAGTTCTGCTGCCACCAGGACAGGGTCTGTGCCCTTGCCCTGCAGCGTATAGTCGTGAATGACTTTGGCGATCCGGACATGCTCATCGTAGTAGAACAGGTTGGCTTCGACCGGGAACTCCAAGTAGTGCTTGTGTGCCTTGTCCTCGAGCAGCCACACGCCGAGCAATGACTGCTCCGCGTCCATGTCCGATGGGACGTTGACTGCTTCGTCGCGTTCTGGTATCTGCTCTGGATCAGGTCTGACTGCCATTGCGCTCCTTAAATAGCCCACATGCGACGTATTTCAATCTCCAATCTGTCGCTTCACTGCTGCTGTCGCCATAGAACTTGCACTTGAAGTACGAAGCTGGCACGTCGCCATACTTGATGATCATGTGCTGGCAATCGCCGCACTTCTTGTCCTCACGCTTGCCGTAGCGATCCCACATGCGCTCAAACTTCTTGAGCTTCTTCCTGGGCGCGGGTGGTGGGAGTTCACCAAAGAGTCCCTGCTCGGTCATGACTACAGCAGGGTCGGGTCTGTCAGGACATTCCACTCATTCTTGTTGGCAAGGATAGAACTGGCGAAGGTATGCACGCTCTGCGAGAGAATCAGCATCTTCGGATCCAATCGGTCGGTGATACGCCACCCCTTGTCCTGGGGACGCATAAGGTCGAGGTTGTCGACAAACAGCCAGTCGGCGCGCCCATGTCGCCCTTCCAGGGCGGGACTGTCGATCGCATAAATACGAATGGTGCCGTGACCAATAGAGACGGTGTTGTCATTGCGGCAAGTAACGGTCGCATGAAACTTATCAACCAATAAGGGCAAGACGACATCTCGTGCTTGACCAAATGACTGAGTGACGATAATCCCCATCGTATCCGCCCTGTGGCTCTCCCAGTATTTGATGCCGGCGATGATGCCAAGCGTCGTCTTGCCACGTCCAGGACCAGCCTCAATCAGCACGAGGTCCTGACCACTGCCATTGGTGGTGGATCTCATCCCGTTCTTGAAGAAGGATTGCGCCCAGTCGACGATCAGCGGACTCTTCGCCTTCTCCTTCTCTTTCTCAACGATAGTACCAAGCCAATGCAGGATGTCGGCTGACAATACTGCATTCTCGGGTTCGATATTCAAGGCATACTGTCTGAGTGCAACAACAGCAGCCGGGTCCTTCTCTGGCAACATGACAAACGCACTCGGGATATGTTCTCCGGTCCTTACAGAACGAACGTCGAACTTGCGGTACAAGCCTTTTTTATTGTCCATGTTCCTCTCCTTTGGTTGCCTCTCGTACTGCTCAAACTCCTTGCATATAGCCACGAAGTCGTCGAAACAATGCAGACCTTGCCCTACAAAGCCCCGCACGTCAGACTGCCTTTACAACGACCGGGCGGATCGTGACTGCCTTCGTCTCAGTGCCGGGCTCTGGCGTGCAGAACATGGAAGCGTCCAGCGACTTCGCCTCGAGCACCGCCTTGAACAGCTTTTCGTTCACAGACTTGATGATGCAGGTCTTGAGCGTTTCTTCCTGTTCAATAGCCTGGATGTCGTAGTGCAGGGTTTCCCTGCCATGGCGTGTCTGCAGGATCGCTTCATAGCCGGAGCCTTGAATCGTGGCAGCCCTGGCTCCGGAGGCCTTGAGAATATCCTTCGTCTGTTCCTCGCACTTGTCGATGCTTGCCTTGATGAACAACAACTGCGTGTATCGTGGATCGGCAGCAAGGTCGGCTTCCAGTTGGTCCTTCTGCTTTGTCAGCTCGGCGAGGCTATCAAGCCACGGCGTCACGGCGTCATGCAGTTCGTTCAGTTCCATTGGCTTGCTTGTCTCTTCCATGTCAGTCATGACGACTCCTTTGCCGCAATCGCGGCTTCTACTTCCTGGTTGAACAAGAAGCTGTAAGCTATGACATTGATCTGCGCCATACCACGACCGTCTCGTTGACGGTGATAGACACTCCGGTGCAACTTCTTCGGCATGTTGATGACCAACTCACCGTCCACATGATGACCCTCGCAGCCAGGGAATGAAGCGTTCAGATAGACATAGCCAAGACCACGGCGTTTAGCGCGACCCCTAGCCCAATGCGCTTTTTTGCCGCCCTTCCAATGACTGCCCAAGGGGCCGATCATTGCCATAGACATCTTTGCCCTCGTTTCAGGAGACGTAGGGTGCCCCGCTTCCGCCGCAGACATTCTTGCTCGCGCTTCAACGGTATGGTGCTCTGGGCCAGTGGGCGCATGCCCCATTAGTGCCGCAGACTGCTTTGCCCGCGTCTCCAACGACACGAGGTGCCCCATGCGTACAACAGACATCTTTGCCCTGCTTTCTTCTGTCATGTAGCTTCCGAGTCTCACGACGAGTCCTTTGTGTAGTGCACTTGATACATTTCATTCCACTCCGTCTGATTCATGTGCTTCCGCCAGAAGTCAGCGGACCATTCGCAGCCGTCTGTGTAAGCTGCCTTCCTGATTGCTTCCTCACGTGATGCCTGCTTGCTGCGCTCAATCCTTGCACCAAGTCTCGAACCGATGTAAACCAGGAAGAAGTCGAGGACGAGTACCACAATCCAAAACCACCATGGCAGCATGTCAGTCTCCTAAGTGTTCCACTGAATGAGGCGAACAGTCTCATGAGCGAACAGGTTGCAATGTATTTCTGCGTCCTGCTTCGAGTAACTGTTGTACGTGATTTCGTCATTGCTTTTCATGACTGCCCACATCTGATGAACTACGGGTTGGCGTTCAGGAACTGAAACCAAGTCGAGTGCACTATACGTGCTATCAAACTCGCCATTGATCGACCATGAAGCCTGTCTCTCGGCACCGTTTTCATCTGTATACAGACCAACAACCGGCCACTTCCGCCCAGAAGGATTATCAGGCGTTATACGGTCAATCGCCAAGATACGAACGGGTTTGCTAGGGATATTGAGATCACCCTTCGTCTGGTACTTCCCTTCCATCGTCACTTGCATTGGCTTCCTCCTTTGATACTGTTGGAACTCATAGGCAATCATCTGTGCTCGCAAGTAATCCAGACGCGGGTTCTCCCATATCTGTCGTTCTTTGGACCAGTCGTGAAAACCGTTCAAGAACCAGTCCATTGCCTTCTCTGTGTCTGTGCGGTTATCCATCTAGGCTCCTTTGACTAAAGCCGGAAAGTTCAGTGGCGTTTTGACTCTGAACTCAATGACGTACTTGTCGCGGACCTTCGCAGCTTCCATGCGGTCCTTGAACATTCCCAGGTACACAAACTTCCGTCGTCCTTTCACGCCTACCTGCACCCGGGCAGAGTAGTTGCCGTGACTGGGGTACACGCCCAGCAAGGTCTCTGTCCGCTCTGTCCGCCCTGCCACTTGTTTGCAAAAGCTGACACTCTGCAGTTGTTCTGCTGTCCACTGTCCGCAGGTTCCCACATCTCGCAGTTCCCTTGTGCCGTCCTCACCTTGAATGATGACACTGACGTGGTCATACCTGTAGGACCGTTCGACGAACCGCTTACAGGCTTGTTGCAAGGAAGACCAGTCGCCGTTACCGGCAACCTCGATGCACGTGGGACCACGGGAGGAAACAATCAAAAAACCAGTGGAGAGAGCTGCATCCTTGATGAAGGTTTGGATGTTCATCAGTCTTTCCTCGTGAACTTGCTAATATCCATCGGTGGTTCCGGCCTCTTGTTTTCCTGCACTTGGCTTGCACCATGGTTGACCCTATATGCCTGCCCCTTCAAGGCTCCGCTGTTGAATCGCGTCACGACTTCATCGGGCATCCCGGAACAGAAGGTGATGTAGGACTTCCAATAGTTCTGGTAATGCTTGTCTGTCTTGACGATCCACTCAAGCAAAGAGTGAAACGCTTTGTCGAGGTCCTTGTTGGGGAAGAGTGTGGCGGCGTAGGCACGTGCCTTGTCATCAAATCCCTCAACAGCCAAGGTCTCCCGGTTGAACGTCAGGTGAGGAATCTTGTACGTCTTGCTATTTTTGGGGGTAGGGGGTTCTTTTGTACTACTTCTCCTGCCTTCCTTCTTTAGAGGAGATGCAAGGGGGGACTTTTCTTCGCTCGGTATGTTGTTTGCTGTGTTGTGCGGTGTGTTGTCTGCTGTGTTGCTGACACCCTCTTCTGTCTGTTCTACAGAGTCGTCCGCTGTGTCGTTCTCTGTGTTATCTGCTGTGTTGTGCGGTGTGTTCTGCCACTTGTCGTAGTTGACAATCTTGACGAAGGTGCTCGCATGATCGCTATATAACTGGATCATCCCATGTCGCCGCAGCCATGCCAGGAACATCCTGACCTTCTCTTTGGTCCAGCCTGTCTTGTCTGCAAAATCAGCAAGAGAGATGGCCAGGCGGCCACGCTTGAGAGGGTATTCATGCTGACGGATAATCGTGGTATAGTCATCATGAGCTGCGAGGGAGATGAGATATAACCATGCTGATAGCCGATCCCATGGTTTATCGTCTGCAATAGGGTGCGAAAAGAGTTTTCTGGCTACCTTAAACCAATCGCTATGGTCGCTCATGGAGGGTTGTTGTCTTAGACTAAATAAATGCAGGAAAGGGAGTGCTTGAAAATGTACATGAGGCCATGAGCCGTTTCAGGATTGGTTTCGAGCACGATGCCATACCTGTCGAAGTCGATCAACTCCCCGTCGCTGCTGGTGTCATCAAGATAGACGGCACGAATGCGACGGCCTTTCAATGTCTCGAAGAAGAGGGTGTCTGGACCCAGATGCTTAGGTTGGTTTGATAAGTTTGGGTGGTTCTGTTTGGCTTTCTGTTCCATTGGTTTGTCCATGATTAGAAACCAAGGGATACTGAACGAGACAACCGCAAACTCCTATAAACATTATCACTAGCCCAATCTCTATGCTCGTATTGGATACTTTGATTGTATACTGGTATCAGTAGGATAAATAATGATTTCTGATGGTGCAACTGTGAAGAAAAGAGGGAACCCAGACCCAGACGTTGGGGTTGGTTTGATGGATTGAGTTGGAGTTGTGTCGCTTTCTTCTGTCCCATACTATTCTCCTACTATGGATTCTGCCTTCCAGCAGTCAGCCTACTTGGTCAGGTCAAAGAGTGCAAGGGCAACCAGTAGGTGGGCTGTCCTTTAGGAGAGCCATGCGCTCTCGGTCAGTAAGCCCTTGCACCTTTATAGTCTACTTAGATCTGAGCTGTGTCAAGTACCTCGGCTAGTTGTGCAGATTGCCACCGTTCATCTGCACGATCGCGGGCTTCGCGGCTTCTGCCCGTTGGTCTTCCTTCGCCCGCTCGAAGATGGCTGCCGTGCACTGCACCATCGCCAGTTCGAGCAAGCCCCCGGCCTCGGCCAAGTCTAGGTAGCCTTTGTCGTTACTCGTCGCTGGACTCTGTACCTGCTCCGGCGTCAGCATCATGCTCGAATAGGCTGATCGACTGACTGCCAGGCTCGCCAGAGATTGATTCAACGCGCCCTTGAACTCCTCTATCGAACTCTTCAGTATTGGTTGGCTCATGCTTCTTCTCCCTCGCGGTTGCCCGCTGTGCCTGCCTCAGCAGACGCTTCTTGTAGACCTCGTTGTACTTCTCGTTTGCACCGTTCTGATACCCCTGAGCGTAGCCATTTCCGTAGCTGTTTTGACCCTGTTTTACCACCATAATGACGGCGAAAATAGCCACCAAAGAACAGAGAACACTAACCAAAAACAACCATGATTCTATCCCCATATTCCTCCTATGTTCTCCCGACTTTCAGCCCTGTATTGCACATATTGCTCCAATCAGACCATCGTATCTTTGCTGCCAGCAGTGCCTCGAAGGTCGCAGCTCCCTTCACGATACTTGGCTCTTTCAGTTCTACCACGTGCACGGCAGTCCCCTCATAAGGGCAATGCACGAGCAAACCACGAACGACTGGGTAGTGAAACTTCCGTGACGCGAGCCAGCAGTATGCCGACAGCTCGAGAGCATCTGACTCATGAAGGTCACCACCCGTCTTCCAGTCGATGACCACTCGCTTGCTGCCCTCGAGCATGATAGCATCACACCGGCCGCTGATCCCCAGTTCTGCATCCGATACGTCGATCTCGATACCCTGGAACTTCCTCTGTGGCTCCTTCTTGTACCACTGCTGCCAGAGGTCAAGTGCGTGGTAGGCTCGGACTGCAATTTCTTCATCCAGGATCGCCTTGTTCGCCGCGTTCAACAGTCTCGGTGTGACAGCAAAGCCAAGCTCTTTCTGGACCAAGACATGGAACACGGAGCCGATCTGCTGCGAGAACGTGCGAACCTCCTGCGGTGTCGTGCCTTTCTCCCATGCTGGATACGATCCAAGCATGAGCGACACGACCCATTGCTGCATCCACGGTTTTTCGGGAAACTGCACGATTGACGAGACGCTAATTGGTTTGTTCATACCTTGCACCCTTGTCTCAATTCCTGCATCGTCCGAGTGCCTTTTTTGCAGTTGCAGTTTTTGCAAAGGGGCTGTAAGTTGTCAGTAGCATTTGTTCCGCCTTTGCTGATGGGGATGATATGGTCAATGGTGGCAGAACCTTTGTCCAACTGTTTTCCACAAAGTTGACATTGCCAATCGAGTATGTCGCACTTGGCATAAAATGCCTGCAAGTCCATTGGCCCAACAGCTCGCAATTGATGAAAACGCTTCCTCGTAGATCGTCGATGATTTTCTGCCCAAGTTGGGGGATGCTTATACGTCTTGTTGTATGCAACAATGTCTTCTGGGTAAGTCAGGCGGCGCACACGAGCTCTCTCCTTGAATAAATCGGGATTAGCCAAGTATCGCATACGATTCCGTGTCTTTTCTTCCTCACGGTGTTTCTCGATCCACCTGTCTCGTCCTGCCTGCACACTTTCAGGATGCGCAGCGCACCAGTTACGAATCTGCGAGCGAGCAACGATAGCACCACACTCGGAACAGTATTTGCTTTGGCTGCTGTTCGGTATGTACTGCTTGCCACAAACCAAGCAGACTTTAGTGCTGTATGCCATAGGAAGTAACGCTGACCGGCTTCTCGTTCATGGCCAGTGCTTCAAGCGCTGGATCAATAGGGACGTTCACCAGGGGTCTCCTTGAGAATGAGGTCGAACGTTCTGCCCCCGACCTTGAGTTCTTTAGCTCCAATCGCAACGGGATGTTTATCTGTCGTGAAAAAAACCTGGCCTACGCTTTTCTCCCGGATGACAGCTGCACAGATGTCTTTCTCCACGCTGTCGTAGTCTATCGAGTCGTCTTTGTTCGCTAGCCACAAAAGTATTTCACGGACAGTCATGGCTTCTCCTTTGTGGGCGCGAGGACGGAGGCGGGGTCTATGTTCGCCCGCTTCAATTCTTGTTCCATCTCTTTGGGATTCCACGACATCTCGTGTCCTTTACGGTCGCAACAATGGACTTCACCCCGCCTGTCATCGTCATTCGCCCATCCATGCGTATAGAGAGGGCAGGACATGACGCCCTCTGCCCCTTCTGCCACGCCTTGCTTAAGAGCTGCCGAACACCGCCTGATACCCTCTTTGAGATATGCTTCGGTAACATTTGCCAGTGCCTCCTTGTATTGGTTTTGTGTCTGTTGTGCTACGACAGAGATAAGTTCTTCAAGTTCTGCTCTGGTAGGGATATGCTTGCCCTCTGTGAACCCGCATTCTCCTTGAGCGCAGTACAAGGGAGTCTTGTCTACGCGAAGCAGTCGTTCCAGCAGTTCCTCAACCTTAGTCATGGCTACTTCTTCGCCTTGACCTCAACTCGGATAGACAATTTCTTTCTGTTGAGGACAACGGTTCGAGATAGACCGCTTTCGTCTGAGAGTTCGTCAATATGTTGACGAATGTTTTCCAACATGCCAGTGATGCCATCATGGTCTCCCCCACAAGCCTTCTCGTAATTATCCAAGAAGTTCTGTTCCCGTTCTGAAAGTGTCTTCGGCTTGTCCATTGCTACTTCTTTGCTTCGATTAGAATCTGTCTGAGATTGCTTTTGCTTCTGCGTCCATCGCTTCCTTGGTATGCTTTGCCAGTTCAGTGGCGAACTCAGGTGACACGCCATCCGGAACCTTGCCCTGGCCGACAGCCAGAACTGCATCACAGATGTCGAGCAGTAAGGCGATCCCCGCATCATAGACCATTGTTGACAGCGAAGTGCAGGATGTATCATACTTCTTAGCCATGCCTCCCAAGTCGGCAGGCGTCAACTTCAAGAACTCCTGCCCCTGCTTGATCAGGACCATCGTGGCGTCGTCGATTGCTTTCTCAGATTCTACCGGCATCTCGCCCGTGTCGGACGTAACCACACCAGCCAGCGCCAGGCCAGTCATGCTCAGCGTAAGTCTGCGCTTGGCTTTCGTCTCGGCTTTCATGTAAGCGTTCGCAAGGTCTTCCCCACGCAGGGCAACGATACTCCCGTCTCCTTTCCAGAACGACTTGCCCTCGGCAGTCTTCGCCCAGTTGCCGCCTTCTTTCGTGATGGGAACGGAGCCGGATGCCTCGTCGACACGGCCATCGGCCGTCTTGCCTTGGACTCTGATCGTATAGATGCCATTCGGGATGTCTACGATGCGATCAAGGACAGTCACTGATATTCTCGTGTTGGACCTGATCTGGTCGAACGCTTCCGCCCTAGCGTACAGGACGAGTTTCACTGCGCCCTTCTCTCCCTTCATGTTGATGTACTCGAAGGGCTTTGCGAGCGGGTTCAATCCTGAACTCTCGCACATCCTGCGATAGTACGCCAGTCTCTGACTGGCATTGAGAACGCTCAGATCGCCTTGAAGTAGGACAATTTCCAACGTCTTGGCGTCGATCTCCGTATTAGCTATCGGTGCCGGCTGTAGCGCACTCGATCCCAGGACGACTGGTTCTCTCGCGTTCTCGGCTTGCGGTGCCATCTTCTTGATAGGTTCAGTCATTACTTCTCTCCTTCCGCCGCTTTGGCGAGAACAGCGTGCAAGAGCTTGATGCCCTTGCGCCAATCGGGTGATTGCTTGTCGAGTCCCTGTAGGATCCCCAGGTGTTCCAAGTGCGCCAGACTAAGCTGCAGTCGCATAATTCTAGGTTGTTGCTGGTATCTGACCGGTTCGTTTCCTCCGTCCAACATGTTCACTCCTTGCCCGGCTGGTAGGCCGGATCTTCCTTGTTTCTTGTCACTGCGAGTGCAGCGGCGACCATTCCTCCGGTGATTCGTCCTGGTTCCATCCGGTCATTGATCGGCATCTTCCAGGCGTGTGCCAAGGCAGCTTCCGCTGCGGTGACAGCCATTTGTACACGGGCCAGTGTTGCATCGAGCAGGTGAACTGAGCTGATCCGGAGTTCTGGCAGCTTGCGTACATCGACATCAACTACGTGGCGGAGGACCGTGTAGTCTCCCGTCAGTGCTGACTTCTTCACCATCCACTCGGACCGTCGAAGCTCCGGCTCCGGTGCGTTGTCCTGTACAAATGCCAGAAGCTCTCCCATCCTGCTTTCCACGTCGTTGCGCACGGTCATCCAACCTTGGACTGTTACCATAGTATCTAGTGTATACGATATAAGTGTGCTGTCAATAGACACCATGCTACGCATCTGTGCCTCCTTTCCTGTGGTCCGTCAACCACTTCAACGTCACTCCCCGCGCACAATACGCGTCAATCTCGATACGTCTGCAATGCTCTTCCAGAATGACTGGTTTGCTCATCTCCTGCGCAATCTTTTCCGTGTGCTTTTGCAGGATCAAGCGCCCGGCCCGCTCCCTTGGCGTGCACTCCTCCTCGTCGACCAATCTGAGCGTGACCATGTCGCCTGGTCCGTACCTCGTTGCACCCACTGCAGCAAATGGCAGCACGTAGGCCACCATCCACAGCTCGAACTGTGACTGCGCATTATAGATGGGTGTTTCCAGGATCAGCAAGCGCATCACAGACCTCCAAACATGACGTTGATCATGGCGCCCAAATTGTCCTTGAGGATAAACTCAATGCCATAGTTCTTTTTGAGATCGTCGTGGTACTTGTCGACCACGAGCGCCTTTTCCTTTTCCGTCTTGGCGAGCAGGTAGTGGCTCTCGTAGCGTGCTGCCAGGAGGATACCGACTGCCATGTCCCGGCACTGTCGCATCAACCATACCTTGTCCGTTGTCTGCGGGTTCTTCTCATCACCGGAATGTCCACAGTCGAACCCATAGACCATCCCTGGTCCTTCCTTCCCTTCTGCGTAGGTGATGCCCCCGTGAACAGGTACGTAGGTCGCAATACCCTTATACCCTTGTTCCCTCAGAGGACGGTACATAAACCGTACGTAGCCGCACCAACTAGGCATGTACTTGTCCTTGCTCTGCAGGATCGTGAAGATCACAGGATGCGGGAAGATCTGCGGCCACCGGCCGAGGTTGACGGTTCCATCCGACGTTATTGCTCCTTCGTAGTTCTCTGGATAGTTCTTCACTTCTTCTCCTTTGTCGGCAAGTAGGTGAGTTCCGACTGGTTGTACCGCGCCCTCGCACCATCATCCCACTGGACCTGAAAGTTCGATCTCCCGGTGTGGTTTACTGTCCCTCGCTTGACGTGAAAGTGATACTGTCCGGGCTTCGCGCACATGCGGCTCACCCGGTCGCCGATCTCCAATCTCCCTCGGTCATTCATCTCAGAACCTCCTCATTCATCCGATAAAGAATGGGTGCAGTTCGAGCCATGTATAGCCGAGTGCTGCGCCTGCTGTCGTGATCCCTTGGGCAAGCCTAGCATGATAACTTGCGCTGTTCTCGCTGGATGCTGCAAGGAAGAAGTCACCATGTACCTTGAAGATCATGGCTTCCCGTTCCAAGCGCATTGATTCGCTTTCCTCGGCGTTGCGCTCCTTGAGAAGTTTCTGCAGGAGCCTTGCCCGTTGCGCTACCTCGATCGCTGCAATGAACTCGTCGACCTCGTCTTCTGCTTCCTGCTTGCCTTGTGCACTCGTTGCACCACCGCATCCCATTTCCAGGGAAAGGCTTTCAACGATGCTGATCATGCTCTTACGTAGTTCCTTGGCCTTATCTTCCTCGGTGTGTCCTTGAAGAACTGGAAACTTTAGCTTGTCGTCCATTAGAACGTCCTCGGTGCTTTCCGTACGCCGCAGTGGACCTCGTGGCAGTGGCGGCATAAGATCGCGTCGGCCATGCCACAGTGGTGCAAGGCTTCATCGAGCTCGTCGAACCTAAGAGCTTTGACTTTGGCGATTGCTTGCTGCGTCCTTGCTTCTGCGATCTCGTCTACGTAGATGTTCGGCAGGTGGACTGGCATATGCCTGCCATCAAAAAACTTGTACAGTGCCGTGCTTGTCATGGCAACTGCCTGGGCTGCTGCAATATGGAGCCGCCTCTCTGTGTCTTCCTCGGCTACCCGATCGTCACACGGCGTGATGTCACAACTGCGACACGCGCTCGCACACACGATCCTGCATCTGGTTTTCATTCCCTGCCTCCCGTCTGCCAGACAAACACGAGACCGATGACGACGAAGATCAGCAGACCCATGACGCCGGCCCATTCATCGGGTGTCGCGTTCCGCAAGAAGGCAAACCAGAGCCACACAACAACGAACAAGACAAGACACAAGGTGACAAATACGTTCCGCTTTCCGTCGTTCATTGCACACACTCCCTGTCAGACACTGGAGCCACTTGCTCGGCTAGACCCTCGATGACCCTGCGCGCGTTGTCGATCTTCGTCACCTGGTCAAAGTCCTCCGCCAGCCAGGCCCTCTCCCATTGGACCTGGAGCACCTGCAATGTCGCGCCGTTCATGCGGTCGCCTCGGGGGCAACTTCGCCGCCAAGCTCCTGCGCTTCGGCTGCTTCGAACACGTCCCAGTTCTCTGCTTCAAATGCTGCATCGAGTTCAGGCGTGCTCTTCACGGTGATTGCGTTCTTGCTTTTTTCATGGTGGATGACATAGCAAGTTATAGTTGCCGCAGGCCCGTCTGGAAAACCCATCTGGTTTACAAGAGTGATACGATTCTCAAACTGGTGATCTCTGCTGATAGTTCTCATGTTCTTGTTCCTCCTGCGGGTTTGTTCCGGTTCCCGCGCCGGTGGTGCTTCGGGCTTGGCTCTCGCCTGCTCGCGGCAGCCGTCTCCCTCGGGTGGCGGCTGCCGTGAATCGGTTAGAAGAGGCTCAAATCGTTGGAGCCGCTTGCTCGGTTTACCTTGGCGGGTGGTGTTGGCGGTGTGGTCCTGGTCCAGTGCTCTTCCTCGCGCTGTTCCTCTGCCAGGATCGCGGCTTCGTGGTCGTCTTCTGCCTGCTCGCGTTCGTCGGCGTCGCTGTCCTGGCGTTGGGTTGCTTCGATGTTGTCAAGGGTGTCGGCTTCCTGGGGCGTTAGTGGTAGGGTTATCGGGGTCTTGTTTTCGTCGGGGTCAGTCTGCGAGACGTGAAACACGGTAGCGCCTGTGGGGATTGTGTGTTCGGTCTTCTCTCCGGTGGCTTGGTCGACGTCCTCGACGTGTGCATATACGGGAACGTGTACGCCATGCTCGCCTTTCTTTACATGGCGGTTAAGTGCGCGCCAGGCGTTGAACGTGAAACAATCAACACGTGGGTGCGCGTCAATACCTCTGGATGCAAAAGCGGTGAGGATCAAAAGATCATTGCCACATGTGCGGCCATGTTCGGCGCGGTCAAGTGCATCGTTCTGCATGGTGGCTCGCTCTCCTTGGGTCAGTCTCTGGCGCTTCCTGGTCTTCGTTGCTTCCATGGTGTACACTCCTCCGGTTTGTGAGGGGTAGCCGGTTCCCTGATTGGGTAGGCTTAGCGCCTGCTCGGGGTGGGGTCCCTGGTAGGGCCCTGCCCTGAATCGGTGCTAGTTATACCAAACCTTTTAGGGCAAAACTGAAATACTGGGACCGTGTCCGGCCGATGATGACGTGATCGAGGACGCGCACACCAACATACTTGAGCGCCTGCACGATCCTGTTGGTCGTGTCGATGTCTTCCTTGCTTGGGTCCGTTTCTCCGCTTGGGTGGTTGTGGACCAGGATGACCCTGCTTGCATGGTGGACGCATGCCTCACGCAAGACGTCGGCCGGATCGACAACGGCGGCACTAACGCTTCCGCGCGCAATCTCCACGGGCTTGATTACCTTGTTTCTGATGTCGAGCAGAACAGCGTAGAAGTATTCATTTTGTGCGTCGTGCAGTTGGTCCAGTTCGTTGAGCACATAGTCAATAGCGTCATCGGCGCTGGTCACTCTGGCGGCGGTCTTGGTGACGTTGTGCTCGCGGTTCAAGGCGCGCGCAAGATCGGCGGCGGCTAGCAGTCGCGCGATCTGCGACGTGGTCAGCAGGTCGACGAAACTGTCTGGGGCTGTGCGTAGGTCGTTCAGCAGTTGGGCCAGGCTTGGCCGGTCCTGGTGCTGTTCGTGCATGACTCTGGCATACAAGCGCTGTGCGGTGTCTGGTCCAAGGATGACGGCCAAGGCGGCGGTTGTGTCGGTGTCCTGGCTGACTGGCTGGTCCGTCGTGCGTTCTCTCACGTAGTTGACCAAGTCGGCGGCTTTCATGCTGCTTGCTGACCGGTGACCGGTGACGGTCTCCGGGGTGCTGGTGGTATCAAACAATTCAGCGGCGATCATGGCTGGCTACTCCTGCTTGCCGTTCAACTGCTGCGCTTCGGCCAGTGCTTTGATGTGGTCGGCTTCAAGGACTGCGGCGTCCAGAACTGCGGCGTTTATGGGGTCAAGCGGGTGTTGGAACGCTTTGTTGATTGCGCTTTCGAATATGGCTTCTTTGTTCCGTTTGGCTTCTTCTGCGAGTGCTTCACGGTGTGCGAGTTCAACGGTGACGATCTCCATAAACTTGTCGCGGGCGTCTGCTGTATGTGGTGATGTTGCACCAAACTTCCGGACCATGGAGTCATAGACTGCTTTTGTTTGTTCGGTGGTCTTGGTGTCTGTCATTGGTGGTTCTCCTTGCCGGTTCCCCTTGGCCTTGTCCGGCTGGCCTATTTGATACTCATATACTATACATATATGGGATAATGTCAAGCATGCTCACATGTGGTGTTCATGCGGTGTGTATGTATCGCGTCTATGTATGAGTATTGTTCGGGTTCCGTACGATTGCTATTGATTAGCAGATTGGACAGCTGGCATGCTGCTGTTCATGCAGTGTTGCTGTCTCGCAGGACAGGAGAGTCAATGGATTGCCTGCTATTGGCAATGCTCGTTCAACTCGTTCGGCTTCCGATAGTTCGGTTTCCGTACGATTCCAGGGAATGACCAGATCAAGCAACCCCAAGCAAGACAACCAGCAGGACAAGAAGCTGTAACAGCTAGCACATGTAACAGCTGTTACATCAGGTGAGAGGAAACCATATAAGGAAGGAGAGTTCAGGAGACTTCTTTTTTATACTGTGGTCTTGTCTTGTTCTTGGTTCTTGTCTGTAAGCATTACAGGATTACTGAAAGTACCTAGTACAAGACCTCCTTGTTTCAAGTACTTAGAGGTTTATAGCTACTTCTTAGAGCATGAGACCTTCTAGGGACTATGAGACTCCGCTAGTTTTCGCCGTCGTTGTTCCTGGTTGGACCCATATTGCGCCGATCTGCCCTGGTTCGCCTGTTTCCCCTGCTGCTACAGGCTCCAGGACGTGATCTCACATTGCTTGCCGTATGATTGCATGGTCGAGGATACTCACATAATCGCCTCGACTGCTGGAACTTCTCCACATTGCGCCCGTTTTGCGTCTCCACCACCATAAACGCTGTTTTACGGTGGTGGGATTGTTTCGTATTCCGAACGATTGTGCTATACTTTCACCATGCCAAGACGAACTGTTGACAGTAAAGCATTGACCAAGGCAACCCGACCAAGGGAGCCTATTGTCACGCCAGGGCAGGCGCTTGCTCCTGTTCCTGCATCATTGACAGCACTAGCAACAGCAGGACAACCAGATCAGGAAGGCACAACGTACGACCTGGAAGCAGCACGCGAGCAGGCAGCGGCCGCACAGAGCAGGGGGAGTAGGTCGAACTCCGCCGAACCCCCCCACATGCTTAACATTATCCCCCAGCCCCATGCAGACGACCCTTCTAGTACCCCTTCTCCCCCGGAATTACAAAAAAATATCGCTCTCAACCCCCGTCTGACCGGTCTGGAAGAAGCCGATCAGAAGGTGATGTTCCAGTATTACGTGTCCAGAACAGGAAAAGCACGGTCTGCGTATGAAGTGGGAAGAGTTTTCAAGGTTCCCGAAGAGTTTGTTGAACGATTGCGGAAGAAATACGAGTGGGACAGGGAGTGTACGGCACTCGAAGACAATGCGATGCTCGATGAACAGGATGAAACGAACCTGCATGACCTCGTGGCACTCGAAGCATCGACGATCAGTGGGTTGCAGGGGATCCTCGGAAGGCATAACGCGGCAAGTGCACAGCTCGAGGAGATGAAGAAACTGCCGAGACCAGCCCATGATCCCGAGAAAATGGTGTGGGACAATGAACGGAGCCGGTTACTGTCAGAAACAGTGAGTGCGACGATGCTCATCAAGATTTCAGACGAGATTATGCTGCTCAAGAAGGCCAAGATTGGACAGCGGAAGCGCAAACCCGGGAAGATGTACGTGGTGATAGACCCTGCAATGGCCGAGAAGTTGCAGAAAGAGTTCAACAACCGGCCCGTTGCACCCGAACCTGATGGAGAAGGGGCGTAATGGAGTCCTTTCTGCAGATCATCAAGGACGGGAACGTCCACGTGATCTCTGAGCGGTTCAGACGCAGCCGGTACAAGATGGGTGGGGGCTTTTCACTTGCCCATTGGGACTTCAAGACGAAGAAACTGGTCATGGACTGCACGCTCCACTGGAAATACAAAAAAAACGACCCCGAGTGGGTCTTCCGTGAGCTGAAATTGAAGGCATACTGGCCAATCGTCGAGCCTTGGATACGCAAGCGGCTTATCGCCGACACAAACAGCTTCGATGAGGCTGCTCCGTCTCAGCGGCACGAGAAAGCGAGGGTCTGATGCTGGCGCCGACCCTGTATACGACGGTCGAGCACGAGCGTCAGGTCGACAAGTTCATTTTCCCCCATGAATTGCAGGCTGGAACCATGCTGTTCGACGTCCCGTTCACCTTTCTCATGGGTGGATGGAACCTGGGCAAATCGTCCTTCCTTCCCATCTGGCTTACGTGGATGATGGAGCAGCACCCCAACGAAAACAGCATCCTCATATCGCCCACCTTTGACCAACTGCGCGATGTCATCGTTCCCCTGCTTGTCGATACCGTCGACGGCACGTACTACGAGGGGATCTGGAAGCGCAACGACCACCAGTACATCACGCCCTATGGCACCATCTTCCTGCTCTCAGCCCAGGACCCCGAGCACATCCAGGGGCGCAAGGTCTGCGCTGTGGGTGGCGACGAGGCCGGCCAGTGGTCGTATGAGGCGTGGTTCCACGTCAAGAGTAGGATCTCGAAGAAGGGTGGACGCTTTCTGGCCGCTACCACCCCCTACTTCACGAACTGGATGTACCACGAGTGCTTCCAGGCATGGCTCCGCCATGACCCAAACTACCAGTTCTGGATTGGCAGTAGTCTCCTGAACCCCGCGACTGACCGTGAAGTCTTCGAGCGCGACCGTGCCACGATGTCGCCCGAGGAGTTCTCCTTCTACCGTCTGGGACTCTTCGCCAAGCCCAGTACCCTCGTCTTTCAGGAGTTTGAGCGTGGTCGCTGCACCCGGGATTTTCACAAAGTGCAGACGCCGTGTCTTGCTGCCATGGACTTTGGCAACGACCCCGACCCGACGACGTGCATCATCGGTCACTGGGGCAAGGGACCGCTCGAAATCTACGAAGACTACTACCGCAGTAACGCCCTCGCCAAGGACCACGCCGACGTGCTCGGGCCGATGTTCATCCGTTACGGTATTCACTGGGTTGTGTTCGATTGCCGGTCAAAGAGTGCACAACGGGAGATTGCCGCTGCCATTGAGGACAAGTACCACTTGGGTATCGAGTGGATCCCGGCCAACGGAAGTCTGCTCGTCGAGGATGGTGTGTGGACGATCAAGGGTCTCATCCACCAGGGCAACCTGCTCGTCGACCGTTTCCTGTGCAAGGACATGATCAACGAGTTCGAGACGTGGGAACGCGACAAGAACACCGGCAAGTGCAAGGTACGTGGACCGAACCATTGCATCGACCCCTTACGGTATTTTATCTGGTACTGGCAGGTTTTGGCTCGTCGTGGCGATATTCCCGCAGACGAAGCACCTACTACCAGTCAGGAACCGAAGTTTCTCACCGAAGGGCAGCTACTCGCCCATTCCGTCTTTGCCGAGCAGGAACAACAGTATCAACGCAGTCATATGACAGACCTCATCGACATCGAAGGCAACTACGGAGGCAACTCATGAGCGAGTTTAGCGTGGAATCCAGCATCCAGGAATACATTCCCAAGACGAATACCGCCATTCCGCCCGATCTGCGGGGGGACTACACGACGGCCGTCGACGAGTCGACCGACGCTCATCAAGCTATGGCGACCTACGCCCGCAAGTATGAGGGTCCGACCTATAAGGCTGTCGCCCATGGACAGGCGGAGAATGAGCCGCACGTAAACCTGATTTCCAGTACGATTGAGCAGATGGTGGCGATGAACAGTTGGAAGAACCCGAGGATCACGGCACTCCCCGTCGAGACGGGCGATGTCCAGCAATCACATATGGTCAACGCCTTGTTCCGTTACTGGCAGCACCGCTTCAAACTCCGTGACTTCCAGGAACGCATGAACCGGATGGGTTTCATCTATGGGACAGCCCTCGGACGCGTCGACTGGATCAAGAACGAGAACCAGTACGAGCGTGGAGACTTCCGTGTCCACTGTGCGAACCCCATGAACTTCTATCCGGACCCCTACGCAACGTGTTTCGAGGACATGCAGTATTGTACCTTCGACACGATCTGGTCGGAGAGAGCGGCAAAAGCACAATGGCCGGGCCACGTCCAGATGACGGCTGACAGCGACACCATGAGCAATCTGCAGATAACCCCTCCACGTTCGGTTGTCGTCCACGAGACGTACTACGCGCCGACGACAAAGCACTCGAGAGGCCGGCTGTTCCGGTGGACTGCCTTCGGTCTCCTTGAGAAAGAGTTGGAGATCGAAACGCCGGACCACCGTTACCCGTTCGCCATCTTCTACAACGTACCGAGCACGACTTCCTTCTGGGGACTCAGTGAAGTCCACAACATGATCTCCGTCCAAGCTGCGTACAACAACTTCCTCTGGTACATCTTCCAGGCTGCGCGGTATGCGACGATCAACAAGTACGTGACGAACGACGGTGGACTCAAAGGCCAGCGGATCAACATGGACCCTTCGCAGGTCCTCGTCCTGGAAGGTGGCGACAAGGCGTTCCTGAAACTCCTTGACCGGGGAACGATCGACACCAACAGTATCGCCATGCTGAGCGTCCTGTTTGGCGACGTCCAGCAGGTCTCGGGCGTCCAATCCGTCCAACAGGGCAACCCAGGGGCAGTGACAGCCGCTACAGCCCTCCAAACGCTTGCAATGTTAGGTTCACAGCGCATGGATGTGCGCAAATTGCACATGGCAGAGACCATGGGAGACATCGCAGAACTGCTGCTGGAGATGGCTGGAAAGGGCAAATTGTACACAAAAAACCACTTTCTGCGCATTCTAGGACAAGATGAGCCTATCGAACTGCAACCTGAGCATATCCGCGCAGACTTCGACATCATGTGCAGCTACCAGGAGTCGTTCCCCGAGGAGATCAACGCGCGTCTGCAGATGATGGCGCAGATGGCGTCGATGAAACCAGAACAGCGGGCGCTCATTGCTCGCTGGACAGGGGATCCCCTGTTGATAGAGACGGCCATGGAGTTCTCGAAAGCGTTACAGGAAGGTGCTGCAACCCAGGTGCAACCCACGGCGGGAAACGAACCACTGCCGCTACCTATGGCGAATCCACCGGCGACAGCACAGGCGGGACCACCGACCGTGATCACGCAGGATCAGCGGTTGTCAGCGTAAGTATTACGGAATCCGAAATAAATGTGCTATACTAAAAATAGATTCGGAACCCGAACGATGGGAGATGACCAATGCCGCTTAAGAAAGGCAAGAGCAGCAAAACGATAAGTGCGAACATTCGGACGGAGATCGCACATGGCCGCTCGCAACGTCAAGCAGTTGCGATAGCCCTCAGCACTGCTCATCCGCATGGCAAGAAGACTGCCAATAAGAGGAAGAAATGAGCGTGACCCGTAAACCTCCGCTTAGTCCACTGAACGCATCGCGCAGTGAGCAGGATGCCTACGCACGCAAGGCGGCCGGACTTACCAGCACCGGAACTAACCAAGGGGCCGCAACACGCAATAGAATGACGCCGCCACAAACTGTGGCACCCCAAGCACCTGTCGGACCGGGCATAGCCCCGGCCAATGGGAACATTCAACCAACGGGACCGGTCCAAACTCCTTCCGGTCCCGTTGCTGTTGTCAGTGCCCTCGACGTGGGTGCAGCAAAAGTAGGAGATCAGATCAGTTTCAGTGTATTGTCCATTCAGAATGGGCAGGTCCAATTAGGCAACCCGCTCGTTCTTCCTGGTACGCCAGCCAGTGCGACAACTGGTGCCAGCGGTGGCTTACAATGACCGGTTTCGGCAGCAGTGCCGTGAATACTGGTACGTCCAGCGGTGGATGACAACCGGAGGAGATTGAGATGACGGAAGAAGTAATCAACCAGCAGCAACCAGTGAGCGCAGCAGTCGAATCCCCAGTCACTGCAGAACCAATAGTTTCGGCCCAAGCAACGGCACCGGTGGTAATACCACCCGAGCAAGTTGCACCACCTCAAGTGGAAGATAAGCCGAAAAAGAGGGATGCAGAGGCCAGAATCAATCAGTTGACTGCTAAGTACAAGCTCACTGCTGATGAACTTGAGCAGACACGCGAAGAGAATCGCCGGCTTAAGGCTGGACAAGGCACGGGTGGCTCAGAGGGAGCAGTGCAACGTTCAGCACCAGAAGATAATCCCTACGCACCCATTGGGACTGGTCTCAATGGTGAGGTCACGCAAGACGACCTCGAAGGTCTGCCGCCGGTGATGCGTCAGATGTACGACAAAGTTCAGGAGATGACTAAAGAACGCGAGAACGTCAAAACGACGACTGCCCTAGAACAGTCGATCGCCACGAACTTTGAGGCATATCCTGAGATTGCTGGTGTCGTCGACGACGCAGAGATTGCGCTGGAAGCCAGTAAGCGCAGAGTACCACTCCACAATATGGAACTTGTGTTTGCTGGCCGAACGGTCGGTGTCCTCCGTTCTCAGGTCAAGGATCTGGCAACAGAGAATGCCGCGTTGAAAGCAGAACTGCACAAAGACACGGTTGCTTCCCCTATCTCGGGAAGCACAAAACCAGCACCATCTGACGAGATCGAGCCGGATTACAAACCCGGTGAGGCTATGGCTGCTGCCCGCAAAAAAGCTGCTGCTAAGGGCTAACCGGATGCGCTTGCTCGACCTACAACTTTATTTGGAGGCCGACAATGGCTACTGCATATGAACTTGCTAGTACGTTCAATGCTTATACCGATCCGAAATGGATCAAGAAGAACATCACTGATCTACGGTTCACCAACCGTCCTCTGTGGGAAGCGGCTGCCACCAAAGGCACGCTGAAACTCGAAAGCCCCTCAGGCCACGAGTGGCGGGTCCGCCTGGCTTATGGAAAGACCGACAACACCAAGCCGTTCAACGATGATACCGATCTGTTGACGGACAAGAACGGTCAACCCATCAAGCGCCAGGAGTCTGGTACTTATGCGAAAGGCCAGTATTGCTACTACTCGAACGCTATCATCCTCGGCATGATCGAGGATGAGCTTGAGCAGAAGGGCGACACTCAGCTCGAATCCATTGTCGACGATGAAGTCGGCAAGGTGCGCGATGACATGTACAACACCATGTACCAGTCACTCTTCGGTACTGG